TGCCATTTAAATCTCCATTAAAAGTTAAGTTCCTTTACCAAAGCTACTTGAAGACTTGTTCTCTTTAAAGAGCGGCATCCTCGGGTCACTTTGGCGCATTAAATTATTGTCTACAGCTTCCGTTTGAGCTCGTGTCTGCTTGTCATAGTATTCACTACGCTGAGTCACAAATTCACTCGGAGTCTTGCAAAGCAATAACCCACCAATTTCGATGTTGTCTTTAAACTTTCCATCGCCACTGGCTAACAGTCGGTACTTAGGCTGTTCTTCAAGGCTTACAGGTTCCCAACCTTCTCTCAGTTTCGCTGAGATATTTCTTGGATCTGCTGTATTAAGCGTTGAAACACGAATCCATCTATAAGCGTATCCGGGTTGCTTATCCGGTTCAGGGAGAAGCTCAGGTGGCGCCCACTGCTGGGGACGTTCCTGCACGGCACGGGTTTCTAACTCTCTAGTTAATGCATGTGGTTTCGTTGTCATTTTTAAGACTCCATTTTTACTAGTTCACGGGCGTACTGCTCTGGCGTAAGACCTAACTTCTTAGCTATATTAAGCTGCGATGTATTTAGCTTTATCTTTTTCGAAGATGTGCTGCGGTTCGCTGGGGCAACTACGTTACTAAGTTTTTGTCGAGGCTTCTCGTCTTCAGCTTCTTCAAAGTTCTCAGGGAATCTCTTACGCATAGTTTCGTCTATACGTTTGTAATACTCGTCAGTCGTAGCATACGCCATCCCGTTCTCTTTGACAAGTTTTTCGTGTAGCCCTAAAGCTAAACTAGTCATCTCATCATCCTGTCCAAACCAAGAGTTTCGATCTTGCCATGAAGCAGCTTTTTGGTCACGGGCGGGTTTTTCCGTCTGTTGTTGTGTTTTTACCTCATTTTTCTCTTCTTGTAAAGCATTTTTTTGCTGCATGTTCTGCGCAGCGTTTTCTGCCCTATCTAATTTGATACGGGCGGTAGTCATTTTTTCCTGCGCTTCGACTAATCTATCACCATCTCCAGAGTCATAAGCCTCCTTATATTCCCGCTTTGCCATCTCCATTTCTCGCTCTGCGGTGGTTTTATAGGAGTCTACAGCATACTTTTCACTATTACTAACTCTGCCTTTTAGAGCTTTATTCTCTTCAAGTAGTTGTTTAGCAACAGCTATAGCTTCTTGCCGTTCACGATCTGCTTCCTCTGCTTTACGACGTTCATCGTGATAAATCTTCCTAAATCCAGCTATTTTCTGTTTAGCGGCCTCAGAATATTCATCAAGCTCGTCTTTCTCCATGCGCTCAACAAACTCAGGTTGTGATGGGGTTTTACCACGATCTTCTGGTGGTACATCACTTTCAACCTCAATTTCTAATTTATCTTCTACTTCATCCGGGAATTTAAATTCTTCCTTTTCAAAATTCGCTTCTGCCATCGTAAACTCCTTATTTTCGTCTAATGCCACGGGGATCGGATACTACACCTTCTACTGAGTCGTCGTTAATAATCCGGAACTCTTTACCATGTATAACCAATCTAGTACCAGCATTTGGTCTTACTAATATAAAGTCGCCCTTTTTACACCACGGTCCAGTCGGGAACCTAGCTTTGTCCACATAACAGTCGGGCCCTAAATCAATTACAAATAACACAGTAGTTAATAATTCTTCGTACCGCATTGTTTCGTCTGCTTTGGCCAAACCACTATCAAACTCCTTTTCTGCTTCCGGAATTGCACAAAGTATGCGATATCCAGAGGGTTTAGGGAGCTGTGTTGCTTTCTCTTCGTTCTTTTTATTAAGAACTAGAGACAAATCTACTGCTTGCGCTAAGTCATTCATCGTCTGCCTTCTCCAATCTATCTTTGAGGTCTAATACGTAACCCCGTGCGACTAGCAGACCTCGAATCTCGCCACACGTTCTTTTGTACTCTTCGAATATTTCAAAATTACCTGTTGTTACTGCATCTTTTAGTTGTCCAATTTTTTCGTCTAGCTGTTGAACTAAAATCTCTAGTGCTGTCATTTTTTATTCCCTGTTTTGGTATTTTGATTCCTTGCTGCTGCCGCCATAGCTACAGCGTTTCGTTCTCTTGCTGCGGCAATGTCAATACCCATGCGAGTAGCTTCTAACTCATTGTCACGGTCTAATTTGTCTTTGTCGTAAGACATCTTAATACCCGCTTTTTGCCCTTCTATCTCTACTTGAGCCTGTATGCGTTCTCTCTCAATCTGGAGTTGCTCGCCTTTAAGCTGTGCATCCACTTGATCTTTCTGAGCTTTGCGCTGTACATCCTGCATCTTGATCTGAAGTTCTTGCTGCTGCATCTGAATAATCGGATCTTGCTGCTGCTGTTGAGCCTGCTCTTGAGATGCTTGTGCCATATTCTGCTGGAGTAATTGCGAGGATGCTTGGGCAATAAGCCTTGACATCTGAACTTCGTACTCCTCTGGCATTGTGTCTTCGTCGTCTTTGAGGTACGGCAATGGAGCGCCTAGTTGCTGTTCTATTAGCTGACGATACTTGAACCCGAAGTGTTCTGCTATATGTGCCTGCATAGCAGCCATCATTACCTGAGCTTGTGGGTTCTGGCCAATAACTTTGGCTGTTAGTGGGTCCTTTAAGAAGTTAGTATGTGCAGTAATGTGCGCTTCTTGATCCTGATAGATAAATGCCTTAAGCGGCTTACCATTAATAACATCCATATTCTCAGTAATCGGATCTTTTGGCTTTTTGTCTTCCGGTAGCGGAATTAGCTTCTGCGGGTTCCTAATACCTAAGACTTCCAACATCTGCCTATGTAGCTGTGGCATGTTGTATATCTGTGGGGCCCCTTGAGCTAACTGAAGAACTGCCTGATACTGAACAATCTTCTGCGCCATTGTTGCCGCATTAGGATCACTGACCGGAATAACTGTTACTAAGTCATAATCAGATTGCTTAGCCTTTGGGCTTCCCTCTTCAGGCTCATAATCGTAGTCTTCAGGAGTGTAGTCACGAATAATCTCTTTGAGTAACTTTAATTCCTGTTTCATTGAGTAGTGGATACGAGACTGAACCGCACTCATCACTTTAAGGGTCCGCTCTAAGATAGCTAGAGTTGTGCCTACAGGTGAATTAGCTGACATATCAGATATTTTCATATCTGCTGCCGAAGCAAATCTACGCCCTTCTTCAACGATTGTTCCTAATAGACTATATAGAACCTGACTTGGTTCCTTATAGGGGAGGCTCATTAAGTTGTCTTTTAGTGCCCCACTTGGAACGTCTGCATCCCGCCACTCGCCCGGAGCTATCGGGGTGTCGTCACCTTTGATTCGCAATCCACGGGTTTTAAAGCCACCCGGCAAGTTGGATAATGTGCCTGCGTCCACCAATTGACGTATAAGGGAAGTACCAGACTTGGCAAAAGCACCAACAAGATGGATAAGACCAAAACAGTAGAAACCAAAGCCCGGAACATACCCGTAATGGACAAAATGCTGTCTTTTTTGATGTGTGTCATCTTCTGGCCTCCAGTTACGCCTAATAGATAGGATAATTTCGGAATCCTTATCTATAGTTACTACATATGGCAGTGCAATTCCTGTAGCTTTGCCATCTTCTTTATCTTCAAAACCCTCTAAATCGAGGTCAACATGCATTTCAAGGAGCTTGTAGCGGTCATCTGTAGTGGCCCGGAACCCCATCTTTTCTGCAATTTTCTTCTCTACTTCATCCAAAGAAGAGCTTGCTTCCCCCAAATCCACGTCTCTATAGAACCCTGCATACTGTAAACGCTTAACTTCATTCTCAGTTTTGCGCATTACATGGGTTACTCGTGGGGACTGTTCGAGGCTAGAAGCGCCATACGGCACTACTATATCCTCTGCTGGGATAAACATCGACACTTGTCGATTTAAAGATGGGTCAAAGTACACTTTCTTAAACGCATTACCTGAAAGCCCTAGCCCCCAGATCATCCGCTCGTGTTCTGGGCGGTACTCAGTCATCACATCTGTCAACTGATAGTTCATGTCATCCTGAACTCTTAGCGCAGCGTCTTTCTTTTCGGGAGTCTCTTTACCAACAATCTGCGTTTTAACGGGACCCGCAGCTGGGAAAGTTTCCATGATGGTTTCAGCCTGGAACTTAACAAGAGCTTCAGATAAAAGGGGATGATATACACCGCAGGCTCCTTCCCAAGGTTCAGTTCTTTCCTCGATCCGCATACCTAACAGCTCCAACCCGTCAACATATGTCTGGATCCAGTCCTTTCTAGCAGAAACGTCGTCCTCAAAATCTGAAAGAAGTTCGCCAGCTATCTCTACTAATAGCTTCTCATCTAGCTGTTCGGCTAAGTTATCATCAAAGCCATCATCTATTTCAACCTCGACTTCAATCTCTAAGGCCTCTAAACCCGCAGGTTCTTCAATCTCCACCTCAATATCCGGCTCCTCGATGTCAATTTCTTCTTCCATCCCTACGGGAGCTGCGTACAAACTTTTTTCCATTGCCATAATATGTCCTAGTAATATGCTACTTTACGTCTAAAGGATCTTACTTCGTCCTCTTCATCTGAGGGAAGTCTTATAAATCCGCCTTTTCTAAACCGCATTATTGCCTGACTTGTTGAGTCCACCAAGTCATCGTGTTCGCCTGATGGGAAGCTCGCTACTTCCTCAACCACTTCTTCTGCCCAATTAGTATTAGGTACCCATACTCTCCCGCTTGCAAATATATCTGCAACTGCGTTCAATCTAGCAACTTTATCATTACCTTTGGACGGTGTAAACTCCTGTACTGGTATACCCATAGCCCGCATTTCTGCTACTAATGGTGCACCTGATGCTTTTGCCTCTATTATTATAGAGTCTGGATCCCATTCTTTCCACTCCTCAAACGCTTTTTGCTTAAGTTCCGGAAACTCCATTCTACGCTTAAAGGCATTCAATAAGATAATATTTGCCTGACTTAGCCCCGTATCATCTGGTTTATAAAACACCCCCCATGTAGTACAGGCACTGTAGTCACTCCGCTGAGTCTTAAGAAACGCCGTATCCCATGACTGAATAACAAAATCACAGTATGGCGGCTCGTCTTCTTCCCACAACATCCACCATTCACGCTTAATAATAGCGGACACATCCGAGGTGGGGTTCTGCATGTACTGCGCCATCCACTTACCGTTAGGTAATTCTTGACGTAGTGCCTCTAATTCTTTTAATGACCAGAACTCGGGCCATAAGGGTTTACCACTAGGCATGATTGCAGGAAACTCAATAACTTCCCACTCTTCCCCACTTCTTTGCATAGCTGACTTAATAACTTGGCCCGTCAAATCTTTCTTTGACCACCTTGTCATAACCATAATAATAGAGCCGCCCGGCTGGAGTCGCTGTCTCGGACCCGACGTATACCACTCATACGTCTTGTCGTACACTTCTGGGTTATTTTCAGCTAAAGCTGCTTCTTGTTCTGAGTGAGGGTCGTCAATAATGAGGATGTCAGCTCCTTTACCCGTAACAGCACCCCCAATACCGATCGCAAAATAATCTCCACCGGCGCTAGTTGCCCATCTTCCCGCAGCCTTACTATCAGACTGGAGCCCAACTCCTGGGAATATTGATTTATAGACATCTGAGTCCACCAAGTTCCTGACTTTCCGGCCAAATCCCACGGATAATTCAGCAGTGTGCGAGGTTTGGATGACTTTTTTCTGCGGAAATTTACCCAAAAACCAAGCAGGTAGTAGGTAACTAGCAAATTCGCTTTTAGTATGCCTTGGAGGCATATTGATAATAAGCCTTTTACAATCCCCTCTAGCAACTTTCTCAAAAGCTGCGGCCATTTTCGCATGATGCGCTCCGTCAATGAAGTTGGGCCAGACTTTATGGACAAAATCCATAAATTTATCCTGACAATTCTCTTTTTGTACCGCTTCTATAGTGGTATCTAGGTCCTCATACAGCTTTCTAAGCTGTGCAGACGACAGTTTATCTATATTGTTATATAGATAACTTAGTTCAGACGTCGATAATTTTTCTGTCGTCGTCATTATCGTCATCTAATAGGTTTGCTAGGCGTTCTGATGTAGGAATCACATCTATAGCGTTCATTTGCATCAAGGCTTTAATTTTTTCTTTAATTGCATCCTTTAACTCAGTACTATTCCTATGCGTAATAGTGATTTCTGAGTGTTCTACAAACAAATCTGATGCTTTTCCAAGCAATTCGAGCGCTTTTAGGGCTATTTTAGGATCTTCACTCTCTGAAATTTCCATTAGCCTATTAGTAACTATAGTCCTGACTTGAACTTTATCTTGAACAATCTGCCGTTCATAGTCATTTATGTATCTATATAGTGATACCGCAAACCCAGGATTTTTTAGGTTCTCTTCCTGCTTTGTGGGTTCTTTCTTCTTACCCATACTATTAAACATCTCTATAGCTTTAGCATGATCAGCTGCTGTCATATCAAATGGGGCGCCGAGCTCTTCTAATATAAGTGCAGTATTCCCAGCAATCTTTGCACGGGCTACTTCATCCTCACCCCGTTCTGGGTAAGCCATTGCGGGCACAGGTTTATCAAGCGTTGGTTCGACGTTTACGGGCATATAACCTTTTCGTGGGTTACGTTATCTTTATTATACATAGTTTGCCCGATTGTGTCGTTTTTTAAAAATATATAGTGGGGTAGTAGGGGACCCAAAACAAGTGACGGGGGGTGTTTCTATAGAATAGGATACGCTTAACTCCCGGTATTCGAGTAGGGGGTACCCACGAAACCCACGAAAGTAAAGGAAGACAGCATGAAAACACGCTTTTGCGCTAACCGGCTAACGCAATTTAAAAAATGAATTATGACAGTGCAGAACATTGTGTAGTATCGAGGTAGTTATGCCACCGGCTTTATTTGGGGGTGCCACCACTGTACCTAGTTGGTATGCTGGTTTTAGAACCCCTACTCGGTGTATCAAAGATTGTATGACCTACCTTACTTACCTAGGTATCTTCCCTGTAGTAGTATGGAATCCTACACCAATCTATATACCTATATCTAATCGGAGGGATCGCTTTTTGTTTTTGGGGTGCTTTGTTTTTAGGCGTTTGCTTTTTGTAAGCGTTTGATTTGATTAGGTTAAATCGTGTAGGAAAGTTACCTATTTTTAAAAGAAGGTGTATATTAAATACATGGGGCAGTAATGATACTAACTGCCACTAGGTAACTTGGCGACATGATGTCGCTAGGTATCTTAACCTGTATCGTGGAGAATTCATCTTGGAAAATAACCAATTTGACGATTTAGAAGAATTAGGGGGCGCAGTAAGCGCTGATGGAAAATATGCTTTATCGGCTGATTCAGTTGTTCTGATTAAGAATACTGCTACTGCGATTGATAAGTTGGAGTGCGCTTTCGAAGATACTGCCGTTCGTATTAAGGCGATGTGCAACAATCTGCGTCGTGTCCTCGAATCCAATTCGCAGTCGGTCATGTCGTTGGGTTCAACGGTTCCTGAAATTCGTATTAACTATGCGCACTATCATGCTGTGCGTAATGTTTTTATGTATCAATGGAACGATATTCGCAAGTTGGGCGACATGAATAACGCTACAGTTATTAAGAGTTGCTCGAAGCAGTTTGAGCGATACTTTGGTATGACGGGTTTAACTGTGCCGTTGTCTGACGATCCGAAGTCGGTTGCGAAGCGTGAGAAAGACCAGAAAGAAGCCAAGCGTCTCGAAGCGATTCCCAACATTGAGACTGCGAAGGCTGACGCTGCTGCTCGGGGCGATTTTGAAGAAGCGATTCGTCTTAAGAAAGAAGGGTTGCGTCGTCAGAATGTTGCCAATAAAGATGAGTTGGAGAAGTTGGCTGACAAAAAATCGCAGTTGGCTAAAATCGTCAAGGATTCTATTGACGAAGAAAAACTCGATTTGGTTCTTGCGTGGTATAGGGGTTCAGTCAAGTTGGTTGTCGAGAAGAAAGTTTCTCGGGCTAGTTAATCCTTTGTAGTAACTTGGCGACACAATGTCGCCAAGTCCTTAATCTTTTGGAGAAAATAATGGTAGAAAAATCACCTGTTGGTATTTTAAAATTGTCTATGCCTATTCGTGTAGGCGAAGAGCGTGGGCGTTGTGTTACTTTGTTAACCGTTGCTTGCAAGCAGTCTGAGATTGGCGAGATTACGGCTAAGTTCGTTCATTGGAATCCTTCGCTCGAGCGCATGGATATTGCGAGCGTTTTCACAATCACGGTGCGAGACTACCATCACGGTCGTTCTTAACCCCAAAACCCCCTCGGGGGTTTTTCAAACCAGTTCCCACCCCCTGCTTTAGAACCAGTTCCTTCCCCCCTACCACAACGCAATAGCCACGCTTGAGGCAACGAAATAGCCCTCCACTAATGAGCTTAAGCTCACTAATCATACAAAATCTTTAGCACCACGTGATTTAGCGACATCATGTCGCAATGTTCCCTTTTTGGCCTGTAATGTTCTGTCTAATGTTCCTAGCAAGTCCTTGATTTTAAAGCAATGTTCCAATGTTCCTAATGTTCCTAGATTTTACTTGCTTGAAAATTTACGGATTAAGCAGTCTTACCCCCTTCCACGAAGTGCAACGCAGTAGCCATTTTCCAATTCTAATTTCGTTCTTATACTATTACTTTTATTAGAACATTAAGAACATACAGAACATTGCTTCTATCTTATTGATTTCATTACATTTCTATTGTTCTGTTTTTTAAATCTTTTTAGAACATTGCAGAACAATACAGAACATTGCCTAAAAACCCTCGTTTTGGCCTAGTTACTAAAACTTGACAATGTACAGTTTATGTGGTAAAATACTACTATGTAGTATGAATAAAAATTAATTAGCGTGTTGCGTTCGCTAGTGCTATGCCTTTTTTCTTTGTAGTTCAACCACTTAGCGACATTATGTCGCTAAGTATCAACCTAGGAGGTGTTATGTATCTATGTTATGCAGTTGTTTCTAAATATTGCGAGGGTGAAGTAGAGCCTGCTCGCAACGCATTAGGCTATCGTGCGTGTAAGCCGTGTGGCAACGAAATGGCTAAAGTCGAGTCCAAGTGGAAAGAGAGCATGGTCATACCAAGCAACAAGTCCACCCCGACTTACATCAGCGATGTAGAGTTGCTCAAGCAGTTAAACCCAAAACGAACTATGTAGTCCCAACCACTTGGCGACATATTGTCGCTAAGTATCAACCAAGGAGATGTAACCATGAAGATTGAAATAAAAGCAGATGTTGCTCACAACAGGGAGAAGCGCAAGGACAACACCTCCCTCAAGAAGTTTCGGGCTAATTGGAACCTGCGCTACCGTGAAGAGATGGAGATGCTACTCGCACCCAACGAGGAAGACTTCCTTGATAAGCCCACGAGCAACGAGGTAGACTCATACACTGTGCTAAAGCAACACGTGAAGTTAGCGATACGTCAGCTCAACGACGCAACGAAGAACGGTGTGAGGCTAGACCACAAAAACTTTGTATTACTGGATGTTGCTAGTAACCTTAGCGATATTGTCAAACTATGTGAGAAGAAGGAGTGAAGCGATGGACTTAAGAGCGAAGAAACATTGGCGAGGCAGGGATGCACATGAGGCGACCATGCTAAGCCGAGTATTAACAAGTGCCACTTTTGCTGAGAAGATTGAAGCAATCCGTGAGCACAACCCGTATTTTTATTTATTAACACCACAACCAAGGAGGAAGCATGAAGCAACATAAAAGAGGTGCGCCCTATGTAGGCGATGACGTGGCTGAGTTCACGCACAATAACAAAACACATCGCACGCAAAGCGAGGCGTTCAAGGACGCCAACTATGCTAACGCATTTGAGCACGACGCAGGTATGTCCGACTGCAAGATGTTCTTGTCCGAGATGGCGATGCTCATTGCGCCACTTACCCTGTTCGGGTTCTTTGTGTATTGGCTCATCAACGCATTAGTGGAGGTGGCGAGATGAGAGTGATGAAGTTGTATCGCAAGCCCGATGCGCCTGAGTTCTATAAGGTGGTGCGTATGGGTGAGCACGGGATGTTGGTAAATTACCCTATAGATAAGCCTGACCGTAAGCGTGAAGCGAAGTGGCTAGACTTGTCTAAGGTTCATGTTGATTGGATTAAAACTTTTGAAGGAGAGTGAAATGATAGCAACTTGTATTGAAGATAACGATGGCAAGAGCCATGTATTGCACGAGGTTAAGCAAACGCTCGATGGTTTGAGTTACAGCATAACGCTGTCAGCTGAAGCCCCCGACTTAGCATTACGTATTGCTCAAGAAATACCACTTACTTATTGGAAGGAGGAAGTATGAAGGGCGAAGATAAGATATTTCTATTGTGTGCCTTATACGCAGGTATTGGTGGCGAAAAGGCTCAGGAGAAATCTGAGAGGTTAGATGACTTAGTCTCGACGTATACAAAGACTGAAATCAACGAACAACTTTTAAAGTTTCAGGAGATGGAAAAACATGAATAGATATAAGGTATTCGTATCAGGCGTCACCTACACGGAGGTGGATGCACCCAACGCTAAAGAAGCCGAGGAAGTTGCACGGCAAAAGATTGTGAGCGAGAGGTTTGGCATATGGGATATGACCATGTCTTTTGTTTGTGATGAAGATGATGTAATTGAAGTAGATGTACCAACACTTAGCGACATGGTGTCGCCAAGTACTAACCAAGAAGGAGTATAAGATGCAAAAGAAGATGCAGAGAAAAACTTTAGCCTTACTCAAGGCTTTCAAACGTGCTATCGCAGACACGCCCGACAAACCCACATCTGTGATTGCTAAAGAGTTGGGCGTTTCTGCTCAACGCTTGTATCAGATTAAGCATATCTATATGCAGAGTTTGAAGCGTGCTATCAAGAAGAAGGACTATGGTGTCACGAAGGTGCATGTAATTAAAGAGGGAGGGTTTATCAACCCAACCGTCACTCGTGAATTGCGAGACGATGCGTTGCGTGCTGAGCATGATGCTTTGACGAAGGACTATGTCGAGTTGCATGACCAACACTTAGCGTTGAAGAAACGCTTTGATGACGTGCAGAAGGAAGCCTATAGGTTTCAAGTTGAGACGTTTGACCTCAAGGCTATTGTTAAATACTTAGAAGGAAAGGCAGGTCAAGAATGAGTTGGGGATATGGAACGAGCATGTGCAATGCTGCACGAATACAACCATTGCGAGGGTATGAAGAGGCACGCAGTCACTTTGAGAGTGTAACTCCCATCCGTGGGAGGGCACAGGAGTGCAGACCTTTGGGCACTAATCGTAGATACACATGGTATACCATCGAGAGGAATGATAACTGCATTCTCGAAGAGGGCAACCCCATAGGTAGATTCGAGCGCACTTACTCGTGCAATCTTAGCACTCGTAAGATTATTGAATACTTTAGTAATGGTGACGTGGTATTGCATACTAATTACTGGAGGGGCCCAACGCTGTTCGCATTTCTAACGTATACGTTGAGGCCTATCGGCACTATAAAGTCCTGTAAAGGTAAGTGGTATTTTGTCAACGGTGATGACCAATCGTTTATCTTTGATAAAACATTGACGTTGTCTAGGAACGACAAGGGGCAATACATACCCAAGGACTATGAGCCTGAGAAGAAATACTCTATGAACAGGAAGGTTATGAACGCCCTGCGCACGAGGTATAGTTACTTCATCGACTACGGAAAGACTTCTCTTGCGTTGTCGAATGAGATTGCTAAAGTGCTTGATGGCAAACAGATATCACTACTAAACTTCTCAGAGGTTACGTTGATAGCAAACGGCTATAGAGGTGAGCGAGCGCAGTTCAATCGTAGCACATTGATGGATGCTCTGCATGAGTATGAGCAGACGCAAGACTTAGAACTCTTGTATGAAGCCATGCTTTATGTAGCAATGAGTGCAGGTAGATGGGTATGGAACAAAGATATAGTTATCTGTGCACCTGAACGCTTTGTTGACAGGATGGATGAGGTGTTGAAGTATGTCTATAAAGACACAGTGTTCACGATAACTGAACAACCTGTTGGCTCTATGTTCATTGATAAAAACAAACGGTATTTTCATGCAATTTGAAACAATACTTGGCGACATTGTGTCGCTAAGTAACTTAACCAAGAAGAAGGAGTATTAAAGATGGCAAATGTATTTCTAAATAGAACGGCTACTCTCAAAGAAGCCGAGGACTTAATCATTGCACTAGGTGCACATGGCACAATGCACTTGATGGGAGAACCTGGGGTTGGTAAGACTTCAATGTTCCGTAATCTCGTGCGACGCACAGGGTATATGGGTATCTACATCGACGCACCTAACATCGAGTTGGGTGAGTTGGGTATTCCGATTCCTAACCACGAGACTAAGACTACTCGTATCTACCCTAACGAGCAATGGGGTTTCCATCTTAACGAGCCGAAGGTTATCTTCATCGACGAGTTTACTAAGGCGCACCAAGCAGTTAAGAATATGCTACACCCTATGCTTAACACACCACGCATGATTATGGGTATCCCATTGCATGAGAAGGACATCGTGATAACGGCAGGTAATTTCTCGGGTGATGGCGTAGGTGATGTGATGATGGCTCACTCCCGCAATCGGATAAGCGTAATCACTGTTAAGAAACCACACGCAGGGTTTAATCCTGATGGCTCAGTTGATGGTGATTCATGGGGTGCGTGGGCAATCCACAACGACATAGCCCCTGAGATTCTTGCATGGGTTAAGCAACACCCCGAGACGCTTGCGTCTTACCTTGACCAATCCCAAGAGTTGAATAAGTATATCTTCAACCCAAGGGATGCGCAGAAGTCTTTTGTTTCACCACGTTCTCTTGCTAGAGCATCAGAGATTGTTAAGCAACGGGATCGTTTGACCGAGAACGTAGTTATCTGTGCGCTAGAGGGCACGATAGGCGCAGCAGGTGCTCGTGACCTGATGACATTCATTGAGGTGGCAGATGCACTACCATCATGGGAGTCTATCTTGAAAGACCCGAACACTGCGCAGGTTCCTGCATCACCTGTTGCTCTGTGTATGTTAGCGTTCAGCGCAGTTCAGAAGATAGAGAGAGAATCCATCGGTAAGTTCTTTACTTATCTCAAGCGAACACCGAAGGAGTTGCAGTCTGTGTTCTGTCTGACAGGTATGAAGAATGATGACAAGAAGAAGTTGTTCCTCACGAGCCAGCCATTCGTTGACTGGATGCGTGTTAACCAATACTTATTTTAAGGAGGTAGTATGAACAGAGAAGAAAGAGAAGAGCACGAAGAGCATGAGAAACATATTGACCAAGTGAGAGAGATAAGGGAACTCGTCGGGGGTATATTGGGTAACGACAAGTATAACCTTGGGGCAGTAATGAGTGCGTTGGTAAACATGCTTGTGCTAACTGCGCTTGACCAAGCAAAGATGCCCCCAGAAACATTAATCTCAATCGTTGCTCAAGCAGTATGTGCTTCAGTAGAAGCAGACAAAGAACAACTTGAAGAAGAAAGGAAGGAAGCTAAATGGCTAAACTAACAGCAGAACAGCGCATCGAAAGATGCCATGTCCAACTAATGAAACACCCGAACTTTTGTTTGTTCTCAGGGTTGTTTATGATTGGTAAGGTATCCGTCTCGGATGAGGTGGAGACGGCAGTAACCAATGGACTAGAGGTAGAGTATGGTCGTGAGTTTGTGGATATGCTCAACGATAAAGCGTTGGCGTTTCTTGTCTTGCACGAGAACATGCACAAGGCATATCGTCACATGGTTGTATGGCAGGGGTTGTATAAGAAGAACGCAAACCTTGCTAACATGGCGTGTGACTTTGTTATCAATCTGCAACTCCATGACTACGACCCGAAAGGGGAAGTGATAGAGTTACCTACCGATGAGAACGGTGAAACGATTGGTTGCATTGACGAGGAGTTTCGAGGTATGGATGCGCACCAAGTCTTCCTATTGCTAGAGAAGAAGTTGGGCTCTGACTACGGTAAGCGCAAAGTTAAAGTCTTGCGTGGCGTTACTGTGGAGTGCGATGACCCCAACGCTGATGGTGGTGGCGAGGGTGATGGTGATGGCGATGGCGACGAGGAAAGCGATGGCGATAATCCTTACGGCAAACCTATGGACAAGCATGACTGGGAAGGTGCAAGCAGTATGTCTGAGAAAGATGTGAGTGATAACGCTAAAGAGATTGAGAGTGCGTTGCGTCAGGGTGCTATCTTGGCAGGTAAGATGAAGGGTAATCTCTCTAGAGATATACAGGAGTTACTCACTCCGAAGATTGATTGGAAGGAAGCGTTGCGTGATTTCATTAAGACTTCTACGCAAGGCAAAGACCAATCCACTTGGAAGAGATTGCACAAGCGTTACATCGGTATGGATATCATCATGCCCTCATCGTATGATGAGAAGATTGGTTCTATCGTAATTGCTGTTGACACATCAGGCTCTATCGGTGGGGCTGAGTTGGCGCAGTTCTTAGGTGAGGTTAAGTCTATCTGTGATGAGGTATCACCTGAGAGGATTGACTTGTTGTATTGGGATACTGAGGTTGCATCGCATGAGACATACAGTAACAACGAATTGGCAGGGCTAATCGAATCTACCAAAGCGAAAGGTGGTGGAGGGACTGACCCCGTATGCGTGCCGAAGTATATCAAGAAGAAGCAACTCGTGCCCGAGTGCGTGATTATGTTGACCGATGGTTACATAAACAAACAGAAGGAAAGCGACTGGCAGTTGAACATGCCTGTCTTGTGGTGTATCAAAGGCAACCCACGTTTTGATGTAAAGGTAGTAGGTAAAGTAGTGCACATAGAGTAGTAAACAACAGGTTACTTGGCGACATCATGTCGCTAGGTAACTACCAACTTAACCAAGAAGAAGGAGTATCAGTATGGAAAATACCATAAGTATTGCATCGTCAGCGATGCTAGTCGAGATGTCTATCAGCACATGGACTGCTCGTAAGTTAGATAAGAAGGTGTCAGCCGAGGTCGATGCATCTAAAGGCACGAAGACACAGGCAGGTAACTACAACAAGAACTTACTTGCTGGCACAGGCTTTCTTGATACTATAGTAAAGTATGCGGCTAACGCTAGGTCTTGGCATATCTCTCAGACTTTGCCGTGGTCGGACAACGGCTTACGCTTATTGCCGACGTCTAACTTTATGAACTACACCAAGCAACGTAATCTGTTGGAGGAAAACTATATGGCGTTGGTTGATAAGTTCCTCATAGCATATCCTAACCTAGTGAGTGCCGCAGCATTTCAGTTAGGTGATTTGTTTGACCGTGACGAATACCCTAGCGTGGAGAAGATAGCGCACAAGTTTAAGTTCTATGTTAACTATCTACCTGTGCCGATGGCAGGGGATTTCCGTATCGACATCAACGAAGAAGCCAAGAGCGATATTATAAGTTCCTGTAATGTTGCTTACGAAGAACGTCTCAACAACGCAATGCGTGATGCGTGGTCTAGGTTGCACGACTGCTTGACTCGCATAAGTGACCGACTGCAATTCGATGCGCCTGACTATGATAATGGAATCAAGAGCAAACCTCGTGTATTCCGTAACACGTTAGTAGAGAATGCTGTGGAGTTAACAGAGCTTTTAAAACATTTTAACCTTACGAAAGATACTAACCTAGAGCAAGCACGCTTGGATTTGTATAACGCAATTAAGCATCACGATGCCGATTCGTTACGCAATAGTCACGAGGCTCGTGAGATTGTAAAGAGTAAGGTCGATGAAATACTTGGCAAGTTTAACTTTTAAGGAGATACATTATGCATATTGTAGAAATAGATAAGTCCAGTCTATCTGGCAAACACAAGTTGTATGAGCACGATGCTAAGCTAGATGATTTTATCCACGCAGTTTCGTTGGCAAAGCCTTTGCTTAACTTTGTTGCAACGGATGACCTATGCAAGTCAGTCTATCGCACTTTCAAAACCAATGATGGTGAGATAGATAGACGCCAATGTCAACTGCTCACAGGGGTTGAGGTATATCAGAACGGTGAGAAGCTTGGCGAGATAGGTATAGCCGACATATATCGTCGCAACGAAGGACAGGTGTATGTCTACACGGTATCCTCATTTCGTATTGATAAGGAGAGAGGTGACTACAACAGAACATATAACAAGGATATGAAGGTAGCACTGCGCAAAGTCAAAGAGGTTATGTATCCTAGGATAGATGAAGAGTTGATTAAAGCCGTAAGAGATACTGTGTCTAACAGACTAAGTAGTGTATTAAACTCTGCACGGCAAGCCGCAAGGTGGTCGATGGATACCGAGGATGAAGCATTGACGTATGCTATGGCAGCATATAAGGCTATCCTCAACCAGGAATCTACCGTAACCTTACCTGCTAACCTCGCTACTGTTAAAGCATCAGCACAAAGATACGGCGAGGAGAGGGACTTCATGCAAATCATGGAAGCCTACGAACAAGTCAGGATACTGCACAATGACTATGCGCAACAGAATAGAGGTCATGCAGTTCAGTTGCGTATAGATGGTAGCTATGTAGTGTATACCTATGGCGCAGGGATTACTGACGACATACTCAAATACAAATCAATAGATGATTTGCCTAAGCACTTATCCGATAAAGTATCTGCGTTGCAGTTAGTGAACGGTGACGAAGCACATAGCCACATAGGTATTAAGTTTAAAAGTGGTAATGGTGAGGTTGAAACATTTTACTTTCTAGTAGATGGTGATATACTATTCAAGTAACTTCTTGGTTACACCTTGTATGAAAAATGTAATGCCGTATTTTTATATAGCACGATGTGACTTACGGCTTCGGGAAACCGAGCATCTCCAATATCGCAAGTAGGATGCGCAATCTGCTTTAGCCTACACAGAGCCCTCTTCGGAGGGCTTTTTTATTGGCTACTTGGCGACATCATGTCGCTAGGTAACTAGGGTTTGTCCCTATAAAATAAATTAAAATAATTGTTGCAATCGCAATAAGTTTAGGACTATACTGTGTCAATAGTATAAAAAATAAATAGGAAAAGTAATCATGTCTACACCTGAGTTTAAGGTAAAGAAAGCCGTCTCTAAAATATTAGACGCACACGGAGTATATTACTTCTATCCATCTACGCATGGCTATGGCAGGTCGGGCATCCCTGACATCATAGCATGCAAGAACTCCATCTTCGTAGCAATTGAATGTAAGGCAGGTAAGGGCAAAACAACCGCCCTTCAAGACCGTGAAATCAAACGCATCAAGCAAGCAGGTGGTATAACATTTTTAATTAACGAAACAAACATTGACCAACTAACGGAGTATCTACATGGAATCTAAAAACACAAACCTTACCAGTTCCCTAACAGAACTAAACGATGGCGTTGCAATAGTTCTTGCACGCATGGAAACCCACCCCGAAGAGTTCTTTACAACATCAATTGATAAATGGAAATTTATTTACCAAGAATATTTTAGAGATGCCATGACCGAAACGGAAAAGGGTTTGATATTTGACAAGTTAAAACAAATACGTAGGACTGAATTAACTATGAGAGTTATGACAGTTATGACCGACGATATGAAGGACGCTGAACCTTTAGACACTCGCAAACATAGGTTGTTCCCCGAACCTGCCGTTCTAGCAGGTGGTGGAAGGGTAACTTACTAATGAACATATTAACAATAGACTTCGAAACGTTTTACTCGAGAGACTATTCTTTGACTCGTCTTACGACTGAGGAGTATGTGCGTAGCGATAGGTTTCAAATTATTGGTGTAGCAGTTAAGGAGAACGATGATGAGGCTGTATGGTTCAGTGGTAGTGACAAAGAGGTGGCTGACTTTCTTAGCGGGTATGATTGGCGTAATTCTTTTGCTCTTGCCCATAATGCTATGTTTGACGGTGCTATTCTCACTTGGTGGTTTGGTATTAAACCGATGGCTTGGCTTGACACGCTTGGCATGGCTCGTGCGACAGATGGGCTTGAAGCAGGAAACTCGCTTAGTAAACTTGTGGAGCGATACTCTTTGGGGAGAAAGGGCACAGAAGTTATTGACGCCCTCGGTCAACGACGTGAAAATTTTTCTGTCAACGAACTTACTGCATATGGTGCGTATTGCATTAATGACGTGGAGCTAACCTACAAGTTATTCCATGTTCTAGTAGACCGCTTTTCTAAATCTGAGTTGCAACTAATCAGTTTAACAATAAAAATGTTTTCCGAACCAGTTCTGCGCCTTAATAGCCCTTTGCTTGAACAACACCTTATGCAGGTAAAAGCAAGAAAAGAAAGATTGCTTGAGGCTTGCATATCAGATAAAGACACGTTGATGAGCAACCCTAAATTTGCCGAGTTGCTTATCAGTTTAGGCGTTGAACCACCTATGAAAGAAAGCCCTGCCAATGGAAAACAAACTTACGCATTTGCTAAAAGCGACGAAGGATTCAAAGAACTCGCACAACACCCCGACGAACGAGTTCAGGCACTTGTATCGGCAAGACTTGGAACAAAGAGCACCCTTGAAGAAACTAGAACCCAAAGGTTTATCAATATCTCTTTTCGAGGTGAAATGCCTGTCCCCCTCAGATACTATGCCGCCCATACAGGTAGGTGGGGCGGAGATGATAAACTCAATCTCCAAAACCTTCCACGAAAAGGAAGCCTCAAACAGGCTATTACAGCACCTCAAGGATTCACACTCATTGACGCTGACTCAAGTCAAATTGAAGCACGAACAGTTGCGTGGCTTAGTGGACAGAACGACCTCGTAGAAGCCTTTGAAAGGAGAGAAGATGTCTATAAGATTATGGCGTCAAGTATTTATAACAAAGCGATTGAAGACATTACGCAAGAAGAACGGTTCGTGGGTAAGACAACAATCCTCGGCGCAGGCTATGGCATGGGCTCAACAAAGTTTGCTATACAACTCAAAACTTTCGGCGTGGAAATCGAGGAGTCAGAGGCGAAGAGAATCATCGACGTCTACCGTGCAACATACCCAAGAATACCCTTGCTTTGGAAGGAAGCGAATCGTTCCCTTGACGCTATGGCAGAGGTTAAAACTTGTGAAGTTGGGGTGCAACCGCAAGCACTTAGCCTTACGGCATCAGGTTTTCTATTACCAAGCGGACTCTATCTTTCCTACGCTGACCTTAGACGAGAAGACGACGCATATAGTTATGGAAGTAGACGAGGTCGTGTGAAGATTTATGGTGGGAAAGTAGTAGAGAACTTATGTCAAGCGATAGCAAGGTGTGTCATTGGTGAGCAGATGTTACTCATAGCCAAGCGTTACAAGGTGGCACTTACAGTTCACGATGCGGTCATGGCAGTTGTGCCCGAGGCTGACCGTGACGAAGCTATGCTATACATAGACGAGTGCATGAAGTGGCGGCCAAGCTGGGCATCAACATTACCCCTTGCTTGTGAGATAGGTGTTGGGGATAATTATGCTGAGTGTAGTAACAAAAAATCAATTGAAAATTGGGGGCTGTGATGGCAAAGATATTTAACACTTGGGGTATTAAAGCAAAAGAAGATGAAGAGTTTATAAGAGCGTTTCTTAGAATGGTTGATTTAGAGGACACCATCCAAGAAGTTAGACTTATCCCCGTATTTGACTATGGTTCGGAAGGTAGCGAGCCATACGAAGGAACATGCCCCGAACAAGAGGCCGATGAATCTATGTCTTGCGTATCAGGTAGTGGAAGTAGCATGTGCGGTTGTTATCGAGGACATGCAGATGCCTATGTTGTTGAATGCGGAAGTACTAGAGTACCTAGAGCAAAAGATGGCAAGACTGTGTGGATTAAAAATGACAATTAAATGGTCTTACTCCTCGTTAGGGTTGTTCCAACAATGTCCTCGTAAGTATTACCACTTGCGTGTAGCCAAGGATATTGTTGAGCCTGAGTCAGAAGCTATGCATTACGGCACGCTAGTGCATAAGGCGGCTGAAGATTACATAAAGGATGGAATTGCCGTACCTGAGAAGTTCGCATATATTACACCAATATTGGATGTGCTTAAAGAGATCCCAGGTAAGAAGCTGTGCGAATATAAAATGGGTTTGACCGAAGAGTTAGAGCCTTGCGGTTTCTTTGACGACAATGTTTGGTTCAGAGGCGTAGCTGATTTAATTATTCTTAATGGGGATAAGGCTAATATTGTTGACTATAAGACAGGCAAGAGTTCACAATATGCCGACACCAAACAGTTAGAGTTGATGGCACTTGCGGTGTTCAAACACTTCCCACAGGTTGAGTTTATTAAAGCAGGGCTGGCCTTCTTAGTAGCAGAAGATTTTGTCAAGGCTAATTACATATCCCACAGTGCACCTGAGTTATGGGTTGGTTGGATAAGTCAGATTAATAAACTAGAACAAGCGCACGAGTTTGATGTGTGGAACGCTAAACCAAATTTTACATGTAGAAAGTTCTGCTCAGTAATGAGTTGCGAACATAACGGAAAAGGTATTTACAGATGAACGAAAACGACTTAAGAGATTGCTTTGCTATGTTTGCCATGATGGGGATAGTTAGCACAGGAATTAATCGTGGGATTGTAGAACAAGTTGCAGAGAACGCTTATATTATGGCGGATGCAATGTTAGTAGCCCGTAGGCCACAGGAAGAAGCAGGTATAACCGCAATTAAAAAACGGAGGGTTAAAGAATGAGAGAAATTAATCAACGGTTTTGGGACGCCATGATAATTAGATCGTGGAATGACTTTGGTAACTCATACTCTTTGGGTATGGCGTGTAAATACGAGTTTGGTGTATACCCTGAAGAACTAGGACTACTTAGATGTAAAGGTTTAATTAAACAAGGTACAAGGGTGTGGGTGGCAAGATCGTTAACTCCTTTGAGTGAACGGCTATGGATTACACCGAAAGAAAAACAAGTTGCGTTACTTGATTGGTTAGAAGAATCTAAATTAGATTGCATAGTAAACAAAAGAGCGCAGAAATACGGCGGTGAAGCCGCTGGTAGATTGTATAGAAATAGGTTACATATGAAACAGTCACGCTTATCAAACGATATAGAACAAAGTTCAAACCGAAACAACATGTGGAAGGTGGTCAAATGAAATCAATACCAATGCTTGTGTGCACATGGATTTTATTTTGTGGGTTAATTATCTATATGACCGAGGTTAGTCGTAGAGAAGAAGTTTATAAATTAAACTGCGAACTACTGCTTGGTGGTTGGCATCCCGATGTACCAAAAGATTACGCTAAGATATGCGAAGAAGCTAAACGAACAATGAGGAGTGATAGATGAAACCAAGTGCATACATATCTGATGGCGGTATATTGTTTAAAGAGTCACCACCTGATTCAATACTTAAACTAAGTCCGTTGTACACGTCAGCCGAAATACAAGCGTTGCATAACTTAGTTGAAGAACAACAGGCTGAAATAGAATTGTTGAGAAAAGAATTGCAAAAAATAAAAATTTGGTGTGGCAAAACTCAATTTGTGCATGATTATAGTAGTCCTTTTATAGAATTACAGAAAGCGAGTGAGAAATGATAATTCCATACAAACAAGCCATACAAGAAATTACAGATGCTATTAATAAATCTTTAGCCGAAATGCCAGACGAAAAAACAAGAATAGCGGTGTTGGATGCGTTTAGTAAGCAAATGTTTTACGGTGCATTTAAAGGCGATGACAATGGCGGAGTGCCATTAATAAGTAAGAAAGCGAGTGAGGAATGAACCAAAATATTTTTTGTAGCAAATGCCATAGGATTCCTAGTCAATGTTGTTGTGCAAGAGCAATACTACAGAAAGCGAGTGAGAAATGAAAGAAGAAATGACTGCAAATGAACTGGCTGATAAATGTAATAGGTTACAAGGTGAAATAATACTTGGGTTTTTGGCTGATTGCGCCACTATGCTACGGCAACAACAGGCTGAAATAGAGTCGTTAGGAAAGGCATTTGAAGGAGAAAGAAAATATGCTAGGTATTTATCTAAACTTTGTATTGACAATAAAATACCAATCGTATGGTCTTTTTAAAGAAAGCGAGTGAGGAATGACCCCCTACATTTGCGTACATTGCAAGTCAAAGATAGTAACCATATTAATTAAATGCCCGTACTGTAGAAAGTAACAACAATGTATGAAGATGAAGACGACGAACCCGAAGAGACAACCCCTCAAAACAACGAAGGGTATATGACTCAACAAGAAGTGGCAGATAAGTTAGGTATGTCACGAAGTAGGGTTAGTGAAGTTGAGAAGAAGGCATTACGAAAGTTAAAGTATATATTTTTTATTAAATACAAAAGGGAGGATGTATAGCATGACCGAATCGGAGTTACTTAAAGCAGTAACTGAACTAATAACCGAGTGCAAACTCAAAGATAAAAGGCTTGCTGACTTGGAATATATGGTCAAAGACCTACAGTATCAGCTCGAACGTTCAAACAATCAGCTAAAGATGAAAAACGCTTGGGAACAATTTGACCCTGATGGGAGATGCTAATGACTAACGATGAAGTCGAGCAAATCCTTAAGGAACTTACTGATTGTTATGGGAAGGATTCTATGCCAAAATACGTAGTATTGGCTAATGGAGCCGTATATTTCTATAGGAAAGAAGAGGATAAATATGCCTTATGTGAACAAACCCCGCCCGTACAAGAAGGAATACCAACAGCAGAAAGAGCGCAATGAACAAGCTACGAGAAATACTAGAGCAAGGGCAAGATACGAACTCGACTCCACAGGAACCGACAAGAACCATAATGGGAAAGCCGACGTCCGAGAGGGTAAGGATATTGACCACGTCAAGCCGCTTAGCAAAGGTGGAACAAACTCAAAAGGAAACTTACACGTCGAGTCTGCCCACGCCAATCGCTCGTTCTCAAGAAACTCCGACCACACAGTCAAGAAAAACAAGCCCTCCAAAAAGGTTAAGTAAGTACTCTTGGCCTGGGGCATACCCCCCGATGGCGCATCAAGAAGAGACAACATATTTCTTTACTACAAATCCTCGGTCATTTTGTTTTAACGAACAAGGCACAGGTAAAACTGCATCGGCTATTTGGGCGGCAGACTATCTACTAGAGAATAGATTAATTAATAGGGTGTTAATTGTATGCCCTTTATCTATCATGCAGTCAGCATGGCAGGCAGACCTATTTAAAGTTGCAGTGCACCGCAAAGTTGGTATTGCTTACGGCTCTAGGATTAAACGCAAAGCTATCATTGATAGCGATGCCGAGTTTGTGATTATTAATTATGATGGCGTTGAGATTGTTGCACAGGACATAGCACGTAATGACTTCGACTTAATTATTATTGACGAAGCTAATGCGTATAAAACTGTGACTACAAAACGCTGGAAAACCATGAAAGAGTTGATACGCCCTGACACTAGGCTATGGCTTATGACAGGAACACCAGCGGCTCAAACACCTACCGATGCCTTCGGCTTAGCCAAACTATGTGTGCCTGAGAGAGTACCTAGATTCTTTGGTGCGTTTAGAGATCAGACTATGATTAACATTAGTCAGTTCCGTTGGATACCTAGACCAAACGCCAATCAGGTTGTGTTTGATGCGTTACAGCCAGCTATCCGATACACTAAAAAAGAATGTCTAGACTTGCCCGAAGTTACGCATGTATTCCGAGATGCCCCACTTACTGCGCAACAGGAGAAATATTATAAGTTACTCAAAAAAGAAATGCTTATGGTTGCCGATGGCGAAGAAATTAGTGCCGTCAATGCAGCTGTTAATCTCAATAAACTCTTGCAGATTTCTGGCGGTGCTGTTTACAGCGATACTGGTAGTGTGGTTGAGTTTGATGTTAGCAATCGTCTTCGTGTTGTAGAAGAAGTAATCAACGAGTCTAGTAATAAAGTGCTTGTGTTTGTTCCATTTACTCATACAATAGAACTACTCAAAGCGCATTTGAGAGGGGCAAGTATTCCCTCGGAAATAATTAACGGGGCTGTTACCGTCAATAAGCGCACAGAAATATTTAAACGGTTTCAAGAAAAAGACGATATAAAAGTTCTCATCATTCAGCCACAAGCTGCGGCACATGGTGTAACATTAACAGCCGCCGATACAATTATTTGGTACGCTCCAGTAACGTCTATTGAAACTTACCTACAAGCTAATGCTCGTATAGACAGGCAGGGACAGAAGAACGCTATGACTGTAGTGCATATTAAGGGTTCTCCCGTAGAGACAAGGATGTATGGTATGTTGCAAAATAAGCTAGATGTACATACAAAAATAATTGATTTATATCAAAAAGAAATTGAAGAAAACACTTGACAGTGTAAATAGTTGTAGTATAATTGTATCCAACGAACAAAGATTCGTTTATATTTGAAAGGAAAAGTATGGAACCAACTGACGGCATGAACGTCGATAAACTCGTCTCCGTTTTTATTAAGATTAGGGATGCACGAGAAGAAGCTAAGCGGGAATGGGAAGAGATTGATAGCGAGTTTGTTACCAAGCTAGACCTAATTAACCAAGAGCTTTTAAGCATATGCAAAAACACAGGTGCCGATAGTATTAAAACTAAAGACGGCACTGCAATTCGCACCATCAAGTCTAAGTATTGGACTAATGATTGGGAGCGTTTTTACGATTGGATGTTTGAACATAATGTGCCCGAAGTATTAGAACGGCGTATACATCAAACAAACATAAAGCAGTTCTTAGAAGAAAACCCGGACATGTTACCACCCGGTCTAAATGTGGATAACGCATATCATATAACCGTAAGGAGAAGTAAATGAGTGAAATGACTTTGTTTAATCAAAACCTGCCTGAGTATTTAAAAGACGTAAAACTTGATGACGTAACTAAAGCCCTAGCTGGCAATGGTGGTAGTAGCAAGCGTATTTCTTTGCGTGGCAGTAAGTTCCGTATGGTAGTTAACGGCGAAGAAATTGTTACTAGCAAGAACGAGGAAATGAATATCGTTATTGTTAATGCGGCTAAGCATATATCTCGGCAGTTTTATGCCAAGGCATACAATGCAAGCGAAGAAGCTACTGCACCTGACTGCTGGTCTAACGATGGTGTAACACCTGATGCGTCTGCTAAAGAAGCACAACACCACAACTGTGCCGAGTGCCCACAGAATATCAAAGGGTCTGGACAAGGTGATAGCCGTGCATGCCGTCATCGTCGCAAGTTAGCAGTTGTCTTAGCTGATGATGTTGGTGGCGATGTGTATCAACTAGAGTTAGCATCCAAGTCTATATTTGGTAAAGGCGAATTAAACACTATGCCGTTTGAGCAGTTTGCTAAGTATGTTGGTTCACAAGGGTACAACCTTAATACGCTAGTAACCGAAATGCGCTTTGATGAAAAGAGCGACGTTGCTAAAGTATACTTCCGCCCAGTTAAGTTTTTGAGCAAGGAAGAATGGGAAGTTGCTAAGCGTCAAGGAGAAACACCTACCGCTAAGCGTGCAGTAGAAACTACTGTAGCACAGACTGACGCAAAGCCTAAAGCCATAGCCGCACCAAAGGTAGAAGTTGAGCAAGAGGAAATAGCTGAGCCAAAGAAGCGTGAAGATAAAAAAGCCCAGCCTACTTCCAAGCCTGACTTAAAGGCTGTTATGAAAGATTGGACATAACACAAATGAGTTTACGGGGCTATAGCTTCCATCTTGTTAAAGCCAACCAAGAAGCAGATACCAAGAAAAATATTGGTGTCCTTCTTGGAAGGGTGTGTATTGACACCGACGTTCCTGTAGCTAAAGTTGCGAAATATTTTAAAGTATCTCGCATGACTGTGTATTCATGGTTCGTCGGCAAGTCAGTCCCACACAAGAATAAAGCTGAAAAAATTAAAAAACTATTGGACAAACTTCTACCGAATGCGGAAGTTTAATTTAAGGGACATATGGCGACGACAGATTTGCTCAAGGCAGTGTTGCCTCCTGAAGGGGAAGGTGTCTACTGCATAGTCGGATTAAAACAAGAAGGGTATCCCAAACAAATTTTTGTTGATACATTGGCAGATGTTGAGATACTTGTAAAGGGTTTAATCGGCGACTTATATGATGTCTACTTTGCTTGCGCCAAATACAAAAACAAAACGGATGGAAGAACACAGAAGAATAGTAATTTCTTTAGATCTTTTTGGATCGACATTGATTGCGGACTTACTAAACCATATGCAGATAGAGAAGAAGGTTTAGCAGCACTTAAAACATTTTGTACTAAAATTTGCATGCCATTACCCACGATAGTTAATTCGGGTAGAGGTATACATGCTTACTGGAGATTGACAACAACTATCTCTAGAGCAGAGTGGCTTCCTACAGCCGAGCGTATAAAAAGTTTATGTGAAGAGTTTGAGTTTCATGCGGATTCATCTAGGACTGCGGATAGTGCATCTATTCTAAGAGTTCCTGAGACTTGGAATCACAAGTCAAACCCACCGTTTCCTGTTGAGTTATTGGCACTATGTGGAGATATAGACCACGAAGAAATAAAAAAGAAGCTAGGTGTTTTAGTTGCACCGGATTATATACCTAGGCAACTAAATGAAATGACCCGTGCATTGATGGGTAATAAGCAGAGTAGGTTTAAAACTATCATGCTTAAAACTTTGAACGGCAAAGGTTGTGCACAACTAGAGCGTATTGTACTTAACCAAGAAGAAATAGAGGAGCCACTATGGAGAGCAGGATTATCAATTGCCGCACATTGTGTAGATGCAGATGAGGCAGTTCATAAAATATCATCAAATCATCCGCAATACGATCAAGTCGAAACCGAGAAGAAAGCAAATGCAACTAAGGGGCCATACACCTGTCAGACTTTTGAGAAACTTAACCCAAAAGAATGTGCGGAATGTCCCAACAGAAATAAAATTACATCGCCTATTCAGCTTGGATCTGAAATCGCTAGTGCGGAAGAAAATCAACTCGTTGTTAAGACGGAGGATAGTCGGACGGAAACGGTCACAGTTCCTTTATATCCATTCCCGTATTTCAGAGGTAAGAACGGAGGAGTCTATTTGAAGACTAAAGATGATGACGGCGAAGAAGATGTAGTTAATGTTTACGAGCACGACTTATATATTGTTAAGCGACTATACGATCCTGTTAAAGGTGATACAGTATGGATTAGGTTACATTTACCTAAAGATGGTATGCGTGAGTTTGCTATGCCACAGACTGACGCTTTAACCTACGAAAAGCTGCGAGATAAATTAGCGTGGTATGGTGTCGCCGCACCTAAGCCACAGATGGCAAGCATTATGCATTACGTGATTACGTTTATTAAAGAAAGTCAACATAGAGATAGGGTAGAGATTATGCGAACACAGTTTGGTTGGACCGAAGGTAACGACAAGTTTATTTTAGGGGAACAAGAAGTATCGGCTACAGGAGTAACTTATAGCCCCCCATCAACATCAACAGGTAGCCTAGCAGAATGGCTAAAGCCGACAGGAGATTACGACGAGTGGAAGTCCGTAGCTAAGGTATACGATAAGGAAGGGTTTGAACCACATGCGTTTGGTTTTTTTACAGCATTTGGGGCCCCTTTGCTTAAGCATCTAAACCTTAAGGGCGCTATCATTAACCTGATTAATAATACATCAGGTACAGGTAAATCTACGATTCTAAAGATGTGCAACAGTGTATGGGGGCACCCCGAAGAATTAATGATGCAATGGAAAGATACGCAGAACACTATCATCCATAGGCTTGGTATTCTGAATAACCTGCCAGCAACTATTGATGAGGTAACTAAACTTACTGGCGAAGACTTCTCTGACTTGGTATACAGCATGTCTCAGGGGCGAGGTAAGAACCGAATGAAGCAGCACGAGAACGCTGAGCGGGTTAACTTTACTAAGTGGTCAACAATAGCCTTATGTAGTTCTAACGCATCCTTCTACGATAAGTTGTCGGCTTTGAAGTCTACACCTGACGGAGAGTTTATGCGGTTGATTGAGTACCGTATTGAGATGACTAACCACCTGTCAAAGAAGGAAGCCGATGAAATATTTGACAAGCTATATAGTAACTACGGGCACGCAGGGTTGGAATACTCCAAGTATCTAGTTGGTAACTTAGAGTCTGCCATAGATTTAGTTAAGCAGATACAACAAAGGATTGATGCCGACGTAGGGTTTACTAGCCGTGAACGGTTTTGGTCAGGTGTGGTGGCTTGCAACATAGCTGGTGCATTGATAGCTAAAGACTTGGGCATCATCGACTTTAATGTTAGACGAGTTTATGACTGGATTCTATCTGAGCTTAAAGTTATGCGTAACGAAGTTAAAGCCCCATCGCAAGAACAGTCTAGCGTCATTGGTGAGTTTATGAACGAGCACCGTGCAGCTACTCTAGTTATTAACGGAAACACTGACTCTAGGTCTGGTATGGAGCAACTGCCTATTGTTGAGCCTAAGTTTAATGACTTATACATTAGGATTGAGCCTGATACTAAACGGCTGTACATAAACGCTAAACAGCTTAGGGCGTACTGTACTAAGCAACAGATTACCTTGAAGGAAACTTTAAAGGGGCTGACAGCAGATGGAGTTTATCTAGGACCCATTAAGAAACGCATTACCAAGGGCACAAAGATTGTATCTCCACCTGTAGATGTGTTTGTATTTAAGACAGACTCAAATAGCTTTATTGATACAGAAACTTATATAGAAGCGGCTAAAGCAATTACAAATGCTGATATACGGGATTGACTTTAACGTTAATTGGAGGAATTTTATAGTGGGGTCTTCGTTCTTTATACCGTGCTTAGACCCCGATATAGCTTTAGAGCAAGTAGAAAGAGCAACAAAACGACTTAAATTCCGCATAAAAACACAAATTGTTGTTGAAAAAGGTGTGCAGGGGTTGCGAGTTTGGCGGATTAAGTAGTATCATACAGCTGTAACTACATTGTTTCGGTTACTTTTCCTTCAAGTATTAATTCATACCCCACCACGGTGGGGTTTTTTTATTCGTTGCCGTATGCAGTCATACCACCCAACTGCCCAATTAATTTCTTATCAATGTTTATACCGCCTGTTGTTTGTGCAAGAGCACGTTGTCTATAACGAGTTAACACAGAGTCTTTAATGTTTTCAGGTTTTATACCACGACCAGGATTTGATGTATTAAACACCGCAATTTTATCAAGCGTTGCTATCATCAAATCTATATCTGAGTTATCTACACCCATAAAGTAAGCATTAAGTAGCGCCGCACGTCTAGCTAATATTTCTTGTTCAGCAGTTTTTGCTTCAATGTTAGCTTTTTGCTTCTGTGCTAATCTTTCGGGGCCAAAGCCTATCGCTTGTGCAGCAACTTCACCTACACCAAAGTCATCAATAAGCACATCACCTTTTAGCGTAGTTGCTCGGCCTTCACCAAAAGTTTCTGAGAACCGACCAGCCTTAAGTAAATTCTTTAATATCGCTGGAGATAGTGTTTCCATTCCCCGTTCAAGGTGGCCTTCACGCATTTGCTTTAAAGCTTCAAACACATTAGTAAGTAGCCCCATAGATGGGCCCATTAAACTAATAACAAATGCTTGCATAGCTGCAACTTCATCAGGGCTGTTACGGGCATCACGGAACCACAAATCATTTAACCCCATACGGTCTGCTAAGTTAACGCCGGATACTTGAGTTATAACTCCACGAGCGATAGCATCTCCCCAGAAGTTGCCCATGTTATCTGCTAACCAATTTTTGTACCAATTATTAAAATCAAATGGTTTGTCGGCTTCATCCTCATCACCGAAGACAGCTTGCATACCCTCAATTAATTTACTTAACGCCCACCATCCGGGTAAACCCGTAGTACCAGCAAACGCAAAGGTCATACCTAAAGTGCCGAATAACCGTTTCTTACCTTCTGAACGCACATCAGCATAATACTTTTTAACTTGCGCTTCTAAAGCAGGCCCTGTGTACTCAGGTTCTCCGTTGGCTCGTTGAGTTGCATTAATCTGTAGACGCACATCTTCTAACTCAGGAAGCTGTCCGCCACCTAGTGCTTGTTCTTTTTTAATTAAGTTGTCGTAATTAAATGTATTATGGAAACCCTCAATACCACTACGTACTAGCATGTAAGACATTTGCTGGGAGAACTGTTTAAACTGCATAGCTACTTTTGCCCACTTACCTTGGAACAGCCTAGGCTTATTAAGTGTGGAGTAATCAAACATCGACTTATAAGTTAAGTCCTTAGTTACTTCAATAGCTTTATCAAATAACTTATCGCCTTTGTACCCACCATTCTCTGGCTTAGCGTATTTTTTCATAGCCATATCAAATGCCGACATAGCAATTACTTCACGGTTAAACTTTTCTGCGCCGTGGAAAGCACCGCTCAATACTTGCATAATCCGTTGATCCCTGCCAGTGTACAGGTTAGACGGAGACTCGGCTAAACCAACAAGATCGTGATTAAGTGTAATGTCAAATAATCCGTCAGCAATAAACCGTTTAACTGCCTCTTGTTGTACTTTTGTTAATTTAGCATCCCTAGTTATAGAGGGGAAAGCCCAGTTCTCATTGTCATCCTTAAACCCAGTAGCTCCAACCCGCTTAGCATAAGCCATCATTGTTTTTGCTGTCTCGGCTTGCCCAAACCTAGCACCTAATACTGGCTGTCCAACAGCTACAACGCCAAGCATATTAACGAGTGCCGAAGCCGGTGCAGTCATGTACCAAATAAAAGACATGTTAGAAAGGAACGAAGGTAATGTCCCTGTGTCTGGCGGGTTCATAATATAGTCTACCCGTTTAGTTAATTCTCCTGTATAGTCTCGCAACCTTTTCTCTTCTTTTGGGTCTTGCATGTCTGATATATACTGCTCAGAGGCTCTAACTGAACCAAATAATTTAGGCCCAAATGCAAACCGTGAGTGTTGATAGGCCATGTGAAACGCTGAAGAAGTAAACGCACGCAGCATATCTTGATCCATACCTTGTGTGCCTTTACGAGGTAAAAACATTTTGCGTACATTTTGGTCTGGTAACTGCAACAGATACAACTGCTCAAGGCTTTCTTCTAAGTTACCTTTTAGTGTCTTAACATCCCCACCCTCACCTGTTCGAACCAGTTCTTTTAAGTCTTTTAAGAACTCTAATTCTTGTAGGTTGCCTTTCCATTTACTGTCACGCAAGCTATTACCCATGTCTATAGACGGGCTCTTCCCTGTTTTGGTTTTAATTTCTGTAGACCGTTTACCGGCAAACATATTACGCTCAAGAGCAGACTCAAACTGATAGTATTCTTTTGTTTGGTTAGGGCCTTTATTTATTACAAGCCAGTAATTGCCAAAGCGTTTTAGTGGAAAGTAAGGTTCTAAGGTATGCTTTTTAAAGTATTCTTCTACTTTTTTATAGCTTGGTTGGTTTAAAACATCTGCTTCTGCAATACCATCTGCGATTAGCGTTTGTTTTATACGATATAAAAGCGCAGCCTTATACGCAGCTAATCTATCAGCATAGAACTTTTTAACATCTGCATATACTTTCTGCCCAGCTGGACCTATTTGTTTATAAGCGGCGTCTAACGCTTTGCGTTTTTCTTTGTCGGCTTTACTTAATTTATCGTATGCTTCGGGGCTTCCTGTACCATAGTAATTAGTAGCAGTAAATTTGCTAGGATCTATAGTTTCAACAGTAGCATCAATCATTAACTTATTAAGAACTTTTGCTAGACCAGGATGGTCGCTTTGAAATTTTTGCCATCCAGTTACAACGTCTTTAGTTTCAGCCAGTATTGCATTTCTAGCATCTAGCATGCTTTCTACGTTCTGAATAAACTCTTTCATTGGTTTTAGCTTTGAGCCGACCATATCTTCTAGTTGACGTAAAGTAAACGCACCTAAATAATATTTACGAGTAGCATCTTTTAAACTTTCTAACCAAAACGGCATAGAAATTTTCATAGCTTCCCATGAAGGTCTTTCACCGAATATACGATCTAAGTAACCAGAAGATTCTGGGCGTGTCTGTCTAGTGCCCGTCACTGCCATAACATTGGCTTTACCCTTGGTTGAGTAAACTTTAATTATATTAGAATCGTATTGAGATGTAGGGGTTGGCTGCAAAATAAGGTTTGCATTAGCAAGAGTGTGCCCAAGCACATTGTCCATGCCTAGTAACTCCGCTATTAACCTAGTAAACTTACCCCAAAGACTTTGCGGTGCAGGCCCTACAGGTTTTTGCAAAACAGGGAACGTAATAAAAGTTTTTTTATTTATAGGGAATTTAAACGAAGCGTCGCCTCTACTAGCCGCTTGCTGATAAGCAAACTCAAAATTTTGTTTTAAATCGTCGGGGAAGTTTTTCTTGTCGTAAAACCCCGGAGCTCCTTCACGAGGAATTACTTCATTGTAAAAAAGATCAAGATAGTTATCTACATTAAATGCATCATTAGCATATACAAATTCATTAAAAGCGCTTGTGTCTGCATCGTACTCTTGAACACCAGCTTTTTTACGTTTTGCGGCAAGTCTTTTTGCTGCACGGGCTAAATCAATTGCTTTTTCTTCGTCAGTCCTGTCGTCTTTTTCTACAGTTACATCAAACCCAGCATCAAATAAATCTTTTTGGGTTTGCTTCATTTTTTGCTGGCTAATAACTATATCCCTGTTTTCGGTGCCATTGAACAAAGAAGCGTTTTTAACGTTCATCTTAGTTGGATCATAGTACCGCTTATACGGTATCTTTTTTAGCAACGCTTGGAACTCAGGGTTTGCAAACGCTTCAGCAACAAACTCGTCTATATCGGTTATACCGTAGACGTCTAATAAGTTTTGACTTGCAATGTTATTTTTAGCTATCTCAAATAATTTTTTTAGTTCCCCAACAGCTTTTTGTTGCTTAGGAGTTAGCTTGTCAAAATTAGTTTCTTTTAAAGCATAGTTTGTAGCAGCGTGCGCTACTTCATGTATGAAGTCATTATTAGTAAGCGTAGTTTTAGAGTTAAAATTAATTGTATTTAAATGATAGTAAAACGCAGCTTTACTGTTATCTATAGTATCTAGAAGATCCCTATAGCCTGTCCTTACTCTATCAAGCTCAATTTTTATTGGGGTCATAATATCGTAGTTAGAAAGTTTATCTAGCATTTCTAACTGCGCCCTTAAGTCTGGAATAGTTACGGGGCTTTTAATAAGGTTTGTATCAACTTCAGGGACAATATCTTTTATATAGGTAAAAAGCTTATCACGAGATGAATCGGGTCGGTCATAAGCCCAAGATAAATAATTTAAAGTTATTTCGTCCTGCTTGTCCATTGTTACATCAGTAGCTAGATTCAATTCTAAAAATCGTTTTGCTACACCGGCAGTGTATCTGTCTTTACTTGTGGCCATTAATTCTAAGCCACCTTTTAAATCATTATTTTTAATTGCTGATTCTAAGACTGGATGCATTGGATAGTACGCATCTGCTTTATATAGATTAGGATTATCTGGTTGAGCTGTAATCGCACCGTACCGACCAAAGTCTTCTTCGGTAGCCCCAAGCTCGCCGTACTCACTTAGAAAATCTGCTAATGTGGTTATTTTAGGCTTACTAGTTTTTTTAAATTTTCCTAACCCAGCTTCAGCTTTTAAACGTTCAGGTTTGCCAGACGGCTCTCTGTATAGCCAAGGCATAAACCTACCCGCTATATCTTTTTTAGTGGCAGCTCTAACTTTTCGCATTTCCTCAGACATTTTTTCTGCCTTTGCGAACTGCTTTCTGTAATCCTCAGCTGTTGCATTAAAGTATTCAACTATCTTATCAGGCGCATTTTCCGATAACCATTTTTGGAATAGCGCTGCATTTTTTGCCGATTCTCCTTTGTATACAGGATCCTTAGTTTGATTTTTAGTGCTTAACGCATAAGCAGCATTTCTTAATGCAAAAACAAATGGTTGTTCATACGGAGACTTTCGGCTAAAAAATACAGCCGCAGCATTTTCTTCTGGAGTGCGATCATCTGGATGGATGCCTTTTAATCTAGATAGAGCAGCTTTCATTACAGGACCAAGAGCAATCGTATCCCCTTGTCTAATTACGTATTGTCCTTTTCTCCAACTAATACCAAATCTGCCTTTACCTAAAACAGCATTAGACTTGCCTTCTCCCAGCAAAGCACCTTCATAACTATCTAACCATTCTTCTAACTTAGCTCTTAATTCGGTAATACCCCGAACAGTATTTAAGTTTTTAATGTTAAGAAATTCGTTAAACGCTTGTCCTTGTTGCTCTGCTGTTAGGCCCGGCAAGGCAGTGCGCAATTCCTGTAATTTCTGTTGGCGTTCTTGTGGGGCTAAACTTAATGTGTTAAAGAATGTGTTAATAACACCTAGCCTACGTCTAAGTGTAGTGTCGTCAAGCTCTACACCTTTGTCAACGGCTGCTGGTTTTTCAGTAATACCCTGCGCTATTTCTTCTTTAGTAGGTTTTGGCTTATAAGTAAGGGGTAATCCAAGAAATTCTTTAATAGTATCTAGTATTGTCCTAGTCTGGCCATTAAAGTCTTCAAGCTGCCTAGGAGTTTCGGTATTCGGTTTGATAGACTTTATTAAATTTTCTACTGGGGTAATATCTTCGGTAGCTAAATCTAACTTAGCAAGAGGAGGGCCTTCTATAATTTCAATGCCTTCACCTTTAAGCACTTGACCTGATGGCGCAGATAACTCAAACCCTTTAGACGGCTCATTTGCAACTATATCTCTTTGAGTATTTATATCAGGCTCAACAAAATCAAACCCTTCTTGTTTGGGCTCAACTTTTGCTGGAGCTGTTGAGGCTTCAACAGTTTGTACAGGAGGAGTTTTATTAGGATCTTCCGGTGCGTTAAAGTCAAATCCTGATTGCTTAGTATTACGAACTGTTGGTTCAACCTGCCCTTGAGCGGCTGGTTTTAACGATGCAGATAATGCTGCTAACTCGGCTCTTTTTGTAGTTAAATAATCATAAACTAAATTGAGGTTTTCTTCGGTCTGAGTATCTTTATTGTCTCTAATCCATTTTTCAGTTTCATAAATTTTCTTTTTAATCTTCCACTCTTCAGGCGTAAGCCCTACTTTTTTTGCCGCAGGTGGTGGTTGATTTGGCGGTGTTTCGTCTAATGGAGGCGTTTCATCTAATGGGGGTGTAGCTTCAGTTGATGCAGTACTTTTGCGCCACATGTCCTCGTACATCTGTATATCTCTCTCAGATGTTGGAACGATATTATTTTGCTGTAGCCACGATAAAAATTGTTGTTTCTCAGTCAGTGCAGGCTGCTCTGTGCTTTCTCCAGTTGCAGATGTCTCAGTAGCTCTATTAGCTGCACCCACTCCGCTTGTGTCAGTTCCTCCAGCTCCTTCGGCAGCTGTCCCTGTTCCGACTTTCGGCTCACCAGATGCTGAAACGCTCTGCTTACTAACTCCGGTGTCAACTCCAGTATCCTCATATTCATCCCCCTCGGTAAATACATTTTTACCCGGTGCTTGCTGTTCTGTTCTAAAAGCAGCGTTTTCTAACTTAACTTCTCTATATCCTTTTATTCCACGGGAAGCACCACCTAAAGTTCCACCAACTGCGGCGGCTCCAAAAAATGCTTCTTTATATTCTTTATAAGCGTCGTCGCCTGTAAGTGGTAAGCCCGCCTGCCAACGCTCAACTCCCTGCTCAATTACCTCTAATGGAGCTTCAGCAATAATACCTACTGTAGCACCTCCCGCAACACGTTTTCCAGTTTTAAGTGCAATCTGTCTAGCGGTTAATTCTTTTAGTAATTGTTCTCCAGCTTTTTTCTGCCCCATACTACCAATTCCGGCAGTCCACTTATCAATAAAATACCCAGCTGGTGCTGTAGCAGCAGCGCCTAATGCGGCTTTAGCTACTTCTAATTCTTTGGGGTCATTCTTTTCTTCAGCTTGACGTACTAAAAAGTGACCAAATTGTTGAAGACCATAAGCTCCAATACCGGCTAATGGGCCTACTACTGGGGCAAAAGGGCCAGATAACGCCGCTGCACCAGCACCAACAGCTAGAGGCCCAGCCATTTCGGGGGCAGACTGCAAGAATTGTTGGGTTATATATTTTGGAACCTGTCCAGCCGCAGCTCCTAAACCTTTTTCGGCATAGATACGCTCTAAATCTTCAACGGTAAGACCTGGCTTTTCTTCAACTTTTTTCTGTTCGGCTTTAATATCTGCCATCTTTTTACGGGCAGCTTCTTCATTACCTAATAAAGATGATACAGCTAAACTTGTACCCGAAGCGGATGTACTATATCCTTTAGCACCACGCTTTAATGACTCTCCAGCACTTTCAAAATAACCAACATCTTCAGGCTTTTTTTGGACTACTTGTGGCGCTGGAGGGCCACCAACTAAGCCCCTTGCTTTTGCTTCAGTCAGAAGTTCTAGCTTGTCAGGAGGTAATATCCCCCGTCTTTCTGCTTCAAGCAACAGTTCAAGATCGGCCATATTATTTTTTTAGTAAGTTCAGTAATTCATCATTAGACATATTTGTGTATTTACCGCTAGTACTACCACCGCTTGAGGCCCCTTTGTTTTTACCAAAATCTAGCGCTTGCTGTGTTTGTTCGGCAATTTTTTGACGTGCAATTCGTTCAGCCGCAACAGGATCATCTCTATTTATTTTTTGCCATTTAGGGTCCATAGCTAAAGTTTCTCTTACGTCTTTACTAATAGCAGTATATGTTTTTGTGTTTGTGTTTTCATCCGAAACAGTTCTGTTTGCGTAGAAATCTTTTACTTCAGATTTAAATGCAGCAGATTTTTTACCTGAAGGATCTTCTGCATCAAGTTTTTGTACTGTAGTAAAGTATTTGTCAAACTCAGACGGAGTAGGTGTGCGCCCTATTTGTGCGGCTAAAATCTGTGCCTCGTATCCTAGTTTTGCTGTTTCGGATTGCTGTTCCCTGTTGTATAGATCGGTGAGGTTTCTTTCTACGCCCAAAGACCTTTGCGCTTTTCTTGCATCAGCCGCTTTCTCAGCTTCAACTTTTTGTTGGAGCAACAACCGCTTATCTGCCTGTCTTTGTTGATTAGAAGCCGCAAGTGATTTAACCCCTTCTTGTGCACCTCGCCCAACATTACTAAAGAAATAAGGAGAATCCCCTGCCATCATCCCAGCCGCTGTATTTAACAACGCCATATTCATATCTTGCTCTGGCTTAGATTTTAGCTCGTCGGCATATTGTTGCGATATAGCTTTAGACTCCGCAAACGGATCTGTTGTGTCGGTTATGTTACTTTTAAACTGATCTTGTAAAAACCTCTTAAACTCGTCTTTTTCAGTGTTTACTGGCGTTGAAGGTAGTTTCGACGCTTTAACTTGGTCCCCAGCAGCAAATGCAATAATTCCACCGCCAGCCATCTGCATAGGCGGTATTGGGTTTGAAGCTATACCTACATCGGCAGGGCCTTGTGGTTGCTGCGCCATTTGATTCTGTTGCGGCATAGGGGAAGGCATCTGCCCCATAGCTTGTGGGTTTTCCGCTTGGGCGTTTTGTGCCATTACTTGGTCCATTATGGACTGTTGTGGTATCCCGCCTTGGGCTGCTTTTGCTTTTGCAGCACGATCAATCATCTCAGCTTTTTTAGAGAGAATAGCTGGCACCATCTCAGGAACAATTTCTTTCCTTTGTGCCATCTGCATAATCATAGTCTGAGGTAGTTTAGCCAAGTCCTCAATAGAACTGCTTTGTTGTTTAATTGCGCTTAATATACTCACGATGTTTTACCTATCATGTTTGCCAAAGATAAACCGCCAAGTCCAATACCAGCTAGTTGACTTGCAAAACTTGGTGGGGTTGCTGTAGTTGTTTGTGTACCAAACGCATCGCCAAGCGGAACTCCACGCAAGATATTAGACATATTGCCTAACTGTTGTTCTCCAAACCCTAGTGCTCGCATCTGGTCTTGATACTGTGCATCTAATTGTTGCTGTGCAACTTGACGTTCTGTTCCACCATAAGCACCCAAAGCTGCTGATCTTGCAATGTCGGCTTGTTGTTGCAGTGCACCTTGCTGTCCTAAACCTTGACCTAACGCACCATATGTTTGTCCTAATTGTCCTAGACCAGCTGCCCTTTGTAGTTGTGCTGCTTGGTTAGCACGTTGCGCTTCTAGAGACTGGCCAGCGCCGAGCTGTTGAATTCCTAACTGAGCTTGTAAATTAGCCTGATTTGTTGCTTGTTGGGCAGCTTGATTAGCAAGCTGTCCTTGCATATTTTGTTGAGAGCCTAATTGTTGAACGCCTAATTGAGCTTCTAAATTTCTAGCATTAGCAGCTTGTTGTGCTTGGTTCTGCGTATTAAACTGCTGCTGCGCATTTTGAAACGCATTTTGTGAACCGGTAGCCTGGATGTTACCCATCTGAGTCTGTAAGTTACGTTGCGCCTCAGATTGCATTAAAGCATTTCTAGCCCCACCATAAGTGCCTTGACGAGCAGATCCTAAATTAGCGCCCATCAATTGCTTTTGGGCATCTCGCATAGCTTCAGCTTTTTGTACATCAACAACGTTTTGCTGGTACGGAGACATATACTGAGTTACATTTTGCCCAGTATAGTCTTGAGGCCCAGCCATTTGATATGTCTGTAAACCTTGCGCAGAAACATTTTGTGGGCCAGCCATTTGATACTGATTTAAATTAGGTGCGCTTACATTTGGACCATTTTGATACATTCCTTGAGCTTGCCCAAGTGAGCCCAAACCTTGTCCGTAGGCTTCTTGACCTTGACCAAACTGAGTAGGCTGCCCAAGATTTGTTAATTGCTGCCCAGCTGCTACCTCATTAGATGACAAACCAGCTATTCTGCCAGCACCTTCTAACCCAGCTTGAGATAACGCATCACCGTAGGCGGTTGCATAATCTCTTCCAAAAGTTGCTTGCGCTTGTGGTAGTAGCCCTGTTCCAGTAGTACCAGTTCCAGTAAAGTATGGTTCTAATACCTCTGGTATCGTTTGTTGTCCGGATGTTACGGTAGTATTTGCCATGATTTATCCTTTATACGGGCATGAATTTAGCTGGTTTAATTTCACGCCCTTGCTCGGGGTTCCCCGTTCTTGCTTTACGAACTCGGTCCATCATAGCGTAAAGTTGTTTTGCTCCCGCCTTTGATGACCCATTACCTAAATGAGATACAACATCTGCTGGTATTACAAACTCTCCGTCAGCTAATCTTGCTTCTTGTGTTCCTTCTATATTGGCACGGATTGAATCTGACATGCCATCACCACCACCTGATAAAAATCTAGGAGGGGTCATACCACCAGCGGCCATCTTTACAATACCATATTGCCCTTGTAATGGGAAGGCCCCGCCAGAACCAGGAGCTGCACCGCCGCCACTTCCACTTCCTCCAACATTATTAGAACTTCCACTACCACCATAGGAAGGCAAAACAACAGATTGTGGAGTACCCGCTTGTGTATTATACTGCGTGTCATTGTTGGATTGGCTTGAAGTTAACTGACTAAAAAGGCCGCTAACCCCATTACCTGACGCCGCATTGGTTAATGCATTTCCACCTAATCCGGCAGACTGCATCATTTGGTTTTCAGCTAGTCCTTGGAGTGGCGCAGCTTGTTGTTGAGCCATAGCCTGTGCCTGCATTGGTGAGGCACTCATCATTTTTGTTTGATCATCAGGCGGGTTTATTACCCCACCTTCAGCAAATCTATAAGGATTTTCATTTACTGCTTGTTGTGCACGTTTTTTACCAGCAGCAACTCTTGCACTAAATTTATCTGTGTCGGCTTGCCCAGCGGCAAAAGCTTTGTCACTTTCTGCTTTTAACGCATTAGACTCATCTACGCCCATCATACCTGTTGCACCCATAACCAAAGGCACGCCGGTATTATATATACCAACTTTGCTTGTTAATGCGCCCATAGCATCTTTATAAGCAGGGGTGTTACTATTTTGTAGTAAGTTACCTACACCACGCTGCATTGCATCTGTATCTCTAAAAGTTGGGTTTGCTGTGGGCAATTGATTTGTCTGCCCAGAAGGACCATAAAATCCTCCAGCTTGATTTTGCGGATCTGGATAAGATTCAAAAGGCACTGCCGGAGAATCTGTTAATGGTGCTTGCCCTGCCGCTTCTAAACCTCCAGCAAGATTGGACATACCGTAAGCAGCAATACCCCCCATCAAAGCACGCTTCATGTCAAACCCACCTGGCTTACCAAAGCCAGATGCAATACCACCAATTCCTGCTGCCATAGCTGGATTGCCCATCATAGCCCCTGCCGCCATACCAGCGTATGGAGCTAAATCTTTTAGGAACGGAGCTGCTTCACCTATAGGGCGTATTACAGCTTTTTCAAAAGGTTGCGCTACACGAGTAAACGCATCAGATATTTTTCCACCTATACCAAAACTTTGCACTTCTCCTCCATCCGCATATCTAGTTAATGGGCGATATCCAGTTGCATTACTATAAACATTGCCAGCGTTTACTCTATTTCTTAACAAGTAATTAGATGACGGATCCCCTGCCGTACCATAAGTATAGGCTTTTTTAGCAGCGTCGGCTTCTGCTTGGGCTTGGGCTTGAGTTTGTTTTTTATCTTTACCACCAGCTAAATTAGAAAGCCCATATAGCCCAGCTGCACTCATTGCTAGTTGTGGGTATGACATGGAAGAAATATACTCTTTAGCCATATCATACGCCGCACCCGGTATTTGCGCAGCTTTTTCCATACTGTATGGAGCTGCATAATCTTTAGGTTGCCAACCTGTTCTATCAGCCAACTGCGACATATCTCTTTGCGGAACCCCGTTAATATCAGGGAGTTCATTGAACGAGTTCATTGATTGATTTAATTGCTGTTGTTTAATTAAATCGCCCATTGGATCTGCTGCCTCTGGTATTACTTTAGCGGCGTTAGCGGCGTTGGTGGCGTTTATTTGTACTTCAGGATATAAACTAGGATTATCGGCGGCTACTTGCTCAGGTGTCATTGGTACATACCCGTTGTAATAAACAGGAACGTCTGTATCAAATGGAACTTGACCAGCACCATATGAAGCACTTTGTACTGTTGCTTCTGGAACAATTGATGTTACTGCACCTTCCGGTACCGCTGCCGCTGTACTACTTAAGTTATTCATTGCCTGACCCATATAGGCATCGTCGGCGGAAAGAACGTCGGTTGGGCCCATCATCTCACCCAATGTTCCTAAACCATACCTTGTTGCACCTGATATAGCGCCTTTTTGTACAGCACTTTTAAGGTCTTTGTTTTTTGCAAAGTCAGATCCTGCTCCTGCGGCAGCTGCAGCAGCTGCTTGAACGGCTAAACTAGACCCAGATGTTGCAATAGCTGCTGCTATTTGAGCTAAAGTACCCCATCCACCGGGGATTATTTCATTAACCGAGTCATCAATTGCAACACCTATATCACTTATAGGTTCGGTTATTGGTTGGATAATAGCGTCATCTAACGCTGAAGTAGCTTGACTTATAGGCGATGTAACAGGTTGAAAAACAAGATCATCCGCTCCAGCAAATACGTCCGATATTGGTTGAATAACAACGTCATTAAATACGTCCGTTACTGGAGATACAAAGTCCGATACTGCGTCCCAAGCTTTTCCCATGATTTATCCTTTATACCTTTGACATCCATTTATAATTAGGCTTGTCGCTCGGTTCTATTACCATGCCTATAGTTTTAAGCATGTTTAATGTTTGTTCTGGAATATCTGTTATATAAAGCGTGTTAATATCTGACTTATTTAACTTTTCAAGAAACTTTACTAATGCTCTTCCAACTTTAATAGGGCTATCTACTGTAAATAAATGCACTTCTGACTCTTTGTTCCCTATAGACATTATAACCAGAATCGTATCATTTTCCTGCAATATCAACGCCCTTTTAGCTTTAACGGCAGTACCTATAGCCCGTATAGCACTACTTGGGTCTTTTCCATTTTTTTGGAGATTAGCGCTAATAATTTCTGTAGGTTTCATGGTTGATCACTTTTTAGTAAGTTTATCATGTTATACTGCTTCTCCGCCACTAATACTGATAGCGCATCCAGTAGCAGAAGCCTTTACTTGAATAGTCCCAGAATCACTCATAATCTGTGTTCCTACCCAGTGGAGACTTATATTTTTATCTAAAGTATATTTGTAGTAAATAGCATTTGATGTGTCTACTGTAGCCGTTGCTGTAATAGTTACGGGTGTAGCAACCGTTTGAGATACACTTACTTGGTATGTTCCTACCCCACCTATGCCAGTTTGCGGGTCTGATATTACCGCAGATGTTACCCCAGAACCACTAATAGTCTGGTTAATTTCAAACCTACCAGAAGTTATGGCAGTAAGTGTCATGGTTGTACCAGCAATTGTTCCTGTACCAACCCCAGATGACGCAGGAACTAAATGTATATAAATATCAATAGCTGCATTTGTAGTGTTTACAACTACAATATCTTTAACTAAAGTGCGGGTATTTGTTGGCACTGTGTAAATTACAGAATATGCTGTGCCTACTGCAGCTTGAGCTAATTGTGCTGGAGTTATATTATAAAAAGCCATTAATTACTTCCTAACCAAATTAGAACATTTTGTGAGTTTTGTTCAGTAGATGCTTGAATATTATACTGATCTAAACGGTTAAAGTATAGCCGCAATACGTTTTGGAATTGATCAATCTGACTACGGCTATACTCATCAGGCTGGATTGGTAATGCGGGAGAACGGACTTTATAATCTGCCATTATCGTTTACCATCTTGTTTACCATCTAACCGTGGGCTACCTAATTGCCATTGCACACCTATATCAGCGGATGATATTTTAAATCCCATCTGTCTAGCTCTAGCCCGTAGGAATATCTGGTTGGTGTAGGTATCTACTGTAGTTTCTATAACATTCCTAGCTGGTGACGTTGAGTAGTCTGCGCCCGGAAAATTTCTAGGTTTCATAGTCATCAAGACGGACGGATTAGGATTAGTTGCAGCATTAGAGCCATCAAATGATATGTCCGGAATAATCCTCTTAATTAACAAGAACTCTTCACCATCTACAATATCAAAATCAGAGGATGTAATATAAGATGCCATAGGCAATACATCATCATCTACGCCAACTTCTTGATTGTATATATATTGATTGCCATCCAATCCGCCAACAGCTTGTGGATGTTGTCGTAAAGGACTGTCATTCCATGCTGTTCTAATAATAGATCCGTAATACCAAATTCTATCAAAATGATTGTATATTACATAAGCGTCATTGTAATCACTAGTAGCTGTTGGATAACACCACCATACCTCATTCCACTGCTCATTTGTTCCGCTAACTACTTGTTCTAATTGGTTGTAATTTAAATTTTCAAATACATGATTACGCAAAGTGCAGGGCAAAGTATCTACACGACCTGAGTAAACATAAAATTTATCTGTACCCATCCAAAATGCGTTACTGCTAACAGTTACTACAGCTCGTGGTCCGGCTATTGAAATATTATCTGACAACTCTTGAATACCAAATACGTCTGTAGTTCCTAAAAATTGAAGTGAGTTAAGTGTAGCATTTGTATAAACTAGTATCTCTTGACGGGTTGGAATAGCTCTAATAATTGCATCGCCCCTTGACACCCTAATAAACCCTGCTGAGTTAGTTTGTTCCGGAGTAAAGTTTGCAGGTTCATCTTGATTAGACCAACGTATTAATAAAGGGTCAAATATTGAACCTCCAAATGCCGTAGCCCCAAATGCAAGTAAATGTTTATCTCCTTGCGATACTAACAACTGCCCAACTTTTGCAGGTACATTAGACGCTCCAGCTATAGAGGATAAACGCACCGCTCTAGTAGTAAATGTAGCATCATTAGCCCAATAATATGGAGTCCCATTCCGTATATTAGCCACTAAGTCATTGTCAAAATTGTCAAAAAACCAATCTTGTTGGTATACGGTTATAGGTGTAATAGCCCCAGAACCCCAAGTTCCACGACCCCATACGCTTGCCCCCCAGCCATAACCTGTAACGCTGATTAGTGGGCCAGAATTAATGTCATATTTTGCAATTACTGTAGCTCCACCTTTTAGAGTATCACTAGAATTTGCAACAGCCGTAGCTGTAAAGGTATATGTCTGCGCTCCAGCATTAACTGTTTTTATCTCATATCCATAATAAGCATTAAGTACTGTTGCGGTAATATTCCCACCAAGCCCAACCGCCCCAGAAAAAGTAACGTAATTACCAACAGTTGGTAGAAATGTTGGGTCTGTAGCATAAGATACTGTAATTGTTGCTGAACCTGTATTGGCTGTAAAAGGACCAGCAGCTGCGCCTAGATTAGTAGACGTATTCTGTAAAGGAGTAATGTCATACAGGTTAGCACCAGCATCAATATAAAGTTTCTTATTGGTTCCTACTGCCATAAAGTTATCACCAAATGACGTTATCCATGTAAACATTTGTCTACATGTTCCTATTAATACTGTAGCCGTAGCTTTTAACCACCCGCCTATTTTTTGTGGTTGTCCAGAACGAAAGCGAATTTTGTCACACTCATACCACCCACCTTCGTTGGTATAGTTGGTTTGGTCCCGATTAACTCCGGGTTTAAACTGTAGCTTTTGCAGCGCCATACAACCGTGTCCCTTGCTTATCAATAATTAAGGCTTGTTTACGGGGTGCGTTATGAATCGAGTTAGGTATACTTATATGTGTCCACCTATCAAATTCACGTATTACTTGGTCATAGGGTAAATTAGAAGCGATTATCGCTTTAACCACTTCATCAGGAGTCACGCCTGGAACTCTTATGTCGGCAGCACAACCAACCCTATGCTGACTAGAATCTTTAGAACCAACAGCATCATTAACCAATTTAGAGCGGAAAGCACTATTAACCATAATGGGCTTGTTTCCCAGTAGTGTTTTAACTTGTTCCAGAAACTCTGCAAGACGTTGGAGGTTCGCAGTCTCACTATCATTAGGGCTATTATCCAATGTACGATGGTCTGTGTGCGTAAGTTCTTCAAGTGTAAAGTGCTCCGTTAGGTTCATTTTTTCTTCATCTCCATAACTTTTTCTAGGGTTCTACCACCAAAGTAAAAGGACATTATGAGCATACCCCACTGCCCTAGCAGCTCAACATAGTTGTTGTTTACCTCAATATCCCATGCGGACATCATACCAAAAGTAGTGTATGTAACCAAGATAAATATTAACGTCATTGGGCGAATGTTCTTAGATAACCAAGAGTCTGACATCATGTCGGCTTGAACCCGCTTAGTCAATTCTTGCTGCTCGTTCATGTCTGCTTGTAATTTAGCCAACTCACCGTTCTTCTGCATCTCTAATAGCTTGAGTTGGGCTTCTTGTTTAGCCTGTGGGTCTGGCACAAACTTATCCACAAGTTTCATGCCTACGCTTAAAATATCATCTATTCCAAACATTATTTTTTCCCCATCTTTTCACGTTCTTCAAGCAGTTGTACTTTAACTTGAAGTTGGTGTATGTCTTTATAAATTTCATCCCTCATACGATGCCTTGCTTCGGCAGATAAAGGCGAGTCAGTCGGCACATTTTCTTTGGTGATTAAGGCTGGCATCTGCCCTTCAATCTTAGTAAGCCGTGTAGAAAAGTCAGACACTTGACCAAGTAACCAAGCCAAACACGCTACAACAATAGGCAGTACCGCTTTTAGGATGTCTTGAATGTTCATTTTTTATTCCAAAGTTCAAACAATGTCTTAACTTTTTCTTCAAGGACTGACACTTTATTATCCATTTTGGCAAGCACAATAACAAGCGTAACAAACCCCACAAGCAGGGGCCATATTTTTGCTAGTATGTCTACCGTATCCATTTAATCAGGAACCCTTAATACTAAATCAGGAAGTTTTTGTGCAACTAATAATTCCATAGCGGACTTTGCCTCTTCTAAAGTATTGTATGTTCCTTTTAATACACCATTTGAATAGTTTGAATACATATATTCTCCTTATGAAATAAATGTTAAGCTTGTTACCGCAGTAGCAGACTGAACATAAATACTCATGTTTATTTGGTTTGGCGTTGGATAACCTGAAAAATTTATGGTAACTCCAAACTGTGAATTACCAGCTACAGTCGGATTAGCTACATAAACTGCTTTACTAATTGTATAAGTAGCATATCCGCCAGCAAAGTTAGTTGTGTAGTAATCATTTAAAGCAGTTACAACCATAAAACTATCTGGGCTTGGCATTTCTCTTGCAGTTGCTCCACCACCATATAAGATAGTCCAATAATGATTATATGTCCCGCCGTTTCCACTACCACCACTAACTACACCGCTCCATACTAAATAAAGCCCCGTATCAGGCTTACCTGAAACATTGGAGTAAGCTACTGAGTTTGCCGCTCCAGCTGTAAGTGATGAAGCTGTTCCTGTAAGCCCTGTACCCGGACCTGAAAATTGTGTAGAAGCAGTTATCGTTGTGCCACCTATAGTAGTTGCACTTACTGTACCGCCCGATAAGTTTGTGGCATTTGTTGCGTTTGTAGCATTACCTACAGTCATACTTGCATTTGTTCCACTAACACCGTTTATTGTTCCGCCTGTAATAGCTACACTGTTAGCATTTTGGGATGCCATTGTGCCATAGCCAGTACCTGTTATTGCCGCCTGTACAAATGCCGTAGTTGCTATAGTTGTGTTATTTGTGCCAGCTGACTGTGTTGTTCCCGTAGCTCCACTTGCTATAGTAGTAGAAACCGTTGCCGCAGTTGTTGCGTTTGTTGCGTTTGTTGCGTTTGTGGCTGAAGATGCAGTAGTAGCAAAACTAACAGACTGTGAGGCAATATTAGAACTTGTAATAAATGTACCGCCCGATGCTGGGTTTGTAGCAGTAGCCGCATTACCTGTGGTATTTTGATTAAGCGTTGGGAACGTACAGTTAGCTAAGTTGCCAGAAGTAGGCGTTCCTAAAAGTGGAGTTACTAAAGTTGGTGAAGTACTCAAAACTACCGAACCAGAGCCTGTAGATGTAGTTACTCCAGTACCGCCATTTGTTACAGCTAAAGTTCCAATAACTCCAGTAGTTAAGGGTAAACCCGTAGCATTAGTTAATGTGCCAGACTGAGGTATTCCAAGAATAGGGGTAACTAAAGTTGGCGAAGTGCTAAGAACCACATTACCTGAACCTGTAGATGTAGTAACACCTGTACCACCGTTAGTAACGGCTAAAGTTCCCGTTACTTGAGTAGCTAGATTAACTGTGCCTGTTATTGAACCAGCTGGATAGCCAGTACAATTTGCCAAGTTTCCAGATGTAGGTGTTCCAAGAAGGGGGGTAATTAAAGTAGGAGAAGTCCCCAATACGTTAAGTCCACTTCCTGTTGTGGCTATTGCTCCTGTACCACCCTGTGCTACGGCTAAGGTTCCGGTTATATTTGTAGCATTTCCAAGAATACTCAAGTTAGAAACGGGAGTTGTACTTGCCACCACTAGCGGTGCTGTGCCTGTAGCTACTGTAGATGTTATTTGTGAGCCTGATACAGCTCCTGTTACTGCCATTGATATAGCAGAATTAACAGCTTCAACTACGTTTACCGCATTATTAAACACAAACATCGACTTACCAGCAGGGATGGCTATGCCTGTACCTGTGGTATTTTTAATTGTTTTAGTGGCGGTAGTCCCATTATTAACTAGGTATAACTTCTCAATTTGACAGTTAGAACCAAGGATTAAGTTACCTGTGTACCCTATACCAGCGCCAGATTCAGTAATGTTTAGTCTTAAATTACGGGCTACTTGGCTTGTATTTGTATCAATTAAACTGATTGTAACGTCTGCCGCACTGGAAAAGTCTACGGTTGCTGAACCTGTTATTGCCTCACCTAAAGCATTATCGCCAAGGTTTACGTTGGTAGTTGCGCCCCATGTACCGGACTGCTCACCCGTGCCTATTAGTTCTATTTTTAATGCTGAATATGTAGATGACATTTTTTATCCTTGAAAATTATCTATTTCTACCCAACTGCTCGTTTGACCGTTATTAATCTGCGTCCAATTAGCGTTTGTATCTGGCACAATTGGTACTGGAACATTACCTGAAATTAACACATATCCCGCAAATGGTATAGATGCAAACGGCATTCCGCCAAAATTGGCTACGTCAGTTAATGTCTGATACCTAAATCCCCAATTAGCGTCTTGATTATCGTTAATTGTATACCAACCACGGGGAAATTGGGAATCTAAAAGTGCAATTCCTTCAGTAATTGTTTGTAAGAAAGCGGACTGTTGGGTACTAGAATCGGCTAAAGTAACCGCCTCAATGATGGCGTTTTGGAATTGTGCTGCTATTAACTCAATTGAGGCAGGGTTTGAGTTTTCTACAATGGTAAAGAATATTGTTGAGATTAATGTTGCCGCATCTTCAGCCGTAAAATTCTCAGTTACCGTTGCACTAAACTGAGCCAGAATAGACTGAGCATTATCTACACTAAAGCTCTCTGTTAAGCTCGATGAAAACTGCGCTAAGATTGTAGGTGCGTCTGCTAAGTTTGTGTTCTCTGAGATACTTGATAAGAACTGAGCTGTAATTGTTGGAGCATCTGCAAGGTTTGAGTTCTCGGTTATGCTCGCAAAGAATTGATTTACTATTGTCTGTATATCATTTAATACAGTATTTTCTGTAATGTTTACGTTAAACTGCGCCAAGATAGACTGTGCATTGTCTACGGTAATTGGTTCTGTCTGTGTAAAGTAGAACCCTTGGCTTGCAATTAACGAATCGGCTAAATTGAAGTTTTCAGTTACGGATTGTAAGAAAGCAGAAGACTGTGTGCTGGAGTCAGCAACGGTTATATTGTCGGTAAAGCTGGCTAAGAACTGCGCAGTGATTGTTTGCGCATTGTCTATTGTTACATTCTCGGATAAGGCTAAGTCATAACCCACCCCTAATGCAGCAAATGGTGCTTGAGCAAAAGAGGTGAATCCAAACATATTAGTTTGTTACTTCAGGGATTACCTCTAAAGACTGTTTTAACATAGTAAAAAAGGCGTTCTTACCCACGCTTAACTGGTCAAGGTTAAACTGAGCTGAAGCAATTTTACGGTCAAGGTCTATGCAATGTTGAAACAATTTTTGCTGTTCCTCGGTTAAGTCTTCAAGGGTGTAATCTACATCATCAATAGTTACTGGGGTTGTTTTTTTCTCGCCCATTCTATTCTCCTAGTTGTACTACGGTTAAAAAATCTATGCGCTCCAAGGTAGCGGTGTGTTCTCAGGGCTTGTAGGTGGTGTAATTAGGCTGTCAATCTGGCCTTGTACACAAGACTGTGCGCTGTCTATTTGGTTCTCAGGAATCCAACTAATAACTAACGCCTCAGTTAGATTTGCGTAAGGCACAAATGTAGTCTGGTCTGTAGAGTCAAACTGTGTGTTGCCACCAATAGATGCAGTATAAGTGCCGTCTACTCCTGTTACTTCCCATAGTGCGTTAATCACATAGTTGGGGTCAGGCTGTTGTACTGTGTACATTGCTGTGATGCGTGTTGTAAAAACTGTTGCCATTTTAATTCTCCTATCTAGATGCGAGTTGTTGTTTAAGTGAATCTACTTCTGCTTTTAATTCTTTTATTGCGTTAATCATGTACCAAGTTAAGTTATCTGAGTCTACAGTCATAACACCAGTTGATTCAGTCTTAACACACTCAGGTAATACTTGTTGAAGTTCTTGAGCAATAACACCAAGTTGAACACCTTCTTTTTTAATAACAGAATGTGCTGGTAATTCTGTAACTTCTTCAGGTAGACGATATTCAAAGTTACGCACTTGAATCTGTGTAATCTTATCTAAACCTGTGTTGTTATCTACAATGTTCTTTTTAAGTCTTGCATCAGAAGTTTGTGACCAAGTTGATGAGTTATTACCTTGATATACGCCACCACCAGCAGGGTTAATAAATCCTGTGCCAGTACCTTTACTAGCAGAGTTATATCCGACAACAATTTCTGATGAGTTATTTCCTCCTGACGGGTAAGCAAATCCACCAATATAAATGTTGGAGTTTCCAGTTGTTAAATCTGTTCCTCCTACTGGAGTACCATAGCCAGCAGAAGTACCAATACAAGTATTATTTGCACCAGTAGTAATGGCATACCCAGCCTGATAACCTACTGTTGTGTGGTTAGAGCCGGTGGTGTTTGCATTTAAAGCGCCATAACCAAATGCAGAATTGTTTGAACCAGTAGTGTTTGTTGCAAATGAATTTGCGCCCATTGCCACATTGTATGAGCCAGTTGTATTTGGCACAGCACATTGCCCACCAATAAACACGTTTTGTTGCCCAGACGTAGTGCCTGTCCCTGCTTGAAATCCAAACGCAGTGTTGTTATCAGCATTACTTGAAGCTAAGGCTTTGTAACCTCCAGCAGTACAGTAATTTCCTGTACTGTTAGATGCAAATGATTGGTACCCTATTGCTGTGTTATATATGCCTGTTGTATTTGAATATAAAGATTGATAACCTACTGCTGTGTTGTATGAGGCGGTGGTGCTTCCATTAAGTGCTTGACGACCAATTGCTACGTTATAACTTCCTGTTGTGTTAGTTACTAAAGCATTTAAACCAACAGCAACATTATCTATTCCTGTTGTGCCTGAATAAGCGGCTTGAAAACCTACCGCTGTGTTACCACCGCCACTAGTACAAGAAAGCATTGCCGCATACCCAACAGCCACATTAGAAGTTGAAGTTGTCTGGTTTTGTAAAGCAGTAAATCCAACTGCTACATTATTAGAGCCTGTTGTATTACTAATCATTGCATAAAACCCTAAAGCTGTGTTACTACCGCCAGTACTGTTTGTATATAAAGCCGCATAACCTACTGCTACGTTATTAGCGCCAGTTGTATTTGCACGAAGAGATGCCCAACCTACTGCTGTAAGAGCAGAACCTGTGGTGTTTGTTTTTAATGATTCAAAACCTACTGCGGTATTTTCAGAGGCGGTGGTGTTATTTGTTAATGCCCCTACACCAACGGCTACGTTTGAGCCGCCTGTAGTGTTTGACGCTAATGAGGCACCTATAGAACTTGTAGTACCACCTAACGCAGTATTGGCTGTACCAGTAGTATTTGATATTAAAGCATTTGCGCCATAAGCAGTATTCTCGCCTGTTGTATTTGCTTTAAGTGCTTGATAACCAATGGCTGTGTTATAAGAGGCGGTGGTGTTTGAGTATAACGAACTATATCCTACAGCAGTGTTATTAGATGCCGTTGTATTTGACGATAAAGAATCACCACCAATAGCTACGTTGCTTGAGCCTGTGGTGTTTGAAGCAAGTGCAGTGTTGTTTGCGCCTTGACCAATAGCAATGTTGTAATTGCCTGTAGTGTTTAGACGAAGAGTGTTTAAACCCACGGCAATATTTGCAAAGCCAGTTGTATTGCTATATAAAGCACCATAACCAAAAGCAGTTACTCCACCAGTAGTATTACTATACCCTGCCTGAAAACCTACTGCTGTGTTATTTGAGGCGGTGGTGTTGGAGTAGAGGGCTTCTGTACCAATAGCTACGTTGTTATCCCCGCTCGTCGTTGACCCCAAAGCACTTGCGCCAACCGCTACGTTAAAATCTGCGCCAGCGGTCAAAGCGTCCATAGCTTGAAAGCCAACAGCGGTGTTGTAAGCGCCAGTAGTTCCGTTATATCCGGCTTGATAGCCCACGGCGGTGTTGCCAGAGGCGGAGGTGTTAAGGTAAAGAGCCATGTAACCAAGAGCAGTGTTATTACTACCAGTAGAATTTACTGCTAATGCTTGCCACCCTAAAGCCGCATTATTTGCTCCTGTTGAGTTAGTGTACATTGCTAAATAACCTACCGCAGTATTATTACTAGCAGTAGTGTTTGTAAATAAGGCTTCTTGACCTACTGCTGTGTTGCCAGAGGCGGTGGTGTTTGAGGAAAGTGCTTTAGTACCTAATGCTACGTTATATGCTCCTGTAGTGTTTGTATAAGCCGCTTGATAACCTACTGCTACAAGTGATGCTCCTGTGGTATTACTATACCCTGCTTGATAACCTACGGCTGTGTTATTAGATGCGGTGGTGTTTGATTGGAGTGTTCCCGCACCTACGCCTGTGTTGTATGAACCACTAGTTATTACATTTGAACTTGCATACCCAATTGCAGTGTTATTTATGCCAGTGGAAGTATTTGTTAGTGTAAATGCTCCAAATGCAGAGTTATAATTTGCGTTAGTGCCAACACCAGCATTATGTCCAAAATAAGCATTTGATGTTCCTGTAATATTTCCAGAACCAGCTTGTACGCCAAAGAACGCATTGGCTGTTCCTGTTGTATTACTGTATCCCGCTTGATAGCCTACTGCTGTGTTATTAGATGCGGTGGTGTTTGATGTAAGTGCTTGTACGCCTAAAGCAGTATTTTGTGAGCCTGTTGTGTTTAAATTCAGCGCCCCGTATCCCAACGCACTGTTGTAAGAACCGCTAATGACTTCGGTTAAAGTGCGAGAGCCGCAGCCGGTGTTCTGAGTGCCGGAGGTATTTGAACCGAGAGAGTTTTCACCAATACCCGTATTGTATGAACCTGATGTGACGGCTGTTAATGCAAGCCTACCAAAAGCAGTATTCTGAAAGCCCGTTGTATTTGCCGCCAAAGCACTAGCACCAACCGCCGTATTCGTCGATACAGCACCCGCGCCACGACCAACTCTTACACCATAAACAGTTAAGTCAGTACCAGAGTATAAAAGGTTGGCTGAGTCTGTTAGTAGACCATCAGTAGTAGCGTAAGCAACACGACCAGAAGTTAATGCGGCTGAACTTAGATTAACAGACCGCTCACTAGGATAAGTCAGGAATACGTTCTGTGAACCAGTACTAAAGTTAGTTAAAGAGCCAGCATTAGATGAGGATAGAACCGTGGTACGGGCTAATGTTCCAGACGAGTAAGTACCAATACCTACTTCCCAGTTTGCTCCGTTCTGGTCGGCTATAGCGTAATAACAAGTATTGCCGTTGCCTACCGTGCTAAATGCTTGATAGCCTGTAACTGCGCCTAATAACGTAATCGTACCTGTACCGGGAGAAGTACAGGTTTCTAGAACTCTGTCCTTTAATACTAATGCCATGATTTATTCTCCCAAAGTTCTCTGTGCCATGTATACCCTTTATGGGACTTTCGCTGACCGTTAAGACATTTTATGACGTTTGAATGTTGAATGCCGGCTGCTTTCATTTCTTTTTCACCTATAAATTTTACAACTTCGCCAGTAATTACATTAGTGCCAACCCATACCCATTTGCGGTTATTTGTATTTCCAGCGGCATGAATATTATTTTTTGATAATTTACTTGCTATAGCTTTTTGTTTTGCAGATGTTGGTCTACCCTGTCGCCATTTATTGCCTTTATGGAAATCACTAAGTTTTTGTTTAAATTCTTCTGAATGTTTTAAGCCTGATGGTATTCCTTTATTCCAAGGTACGGAACCAATTTTTGCTTTTCTGTTTCTTTCTATCTGCTCAATTGTATGTTTATATCCGGAAGTTCCTTCGCCACCATCAGTTAAATTTGCTAACTCATAGTTCATATCTCTAAAACAATTAATTAATAGCATTTCATGTTCTAAAGCTTCTGCCTCTGTGTTCCAATCAGCTAGTATTTGAATAGATGGTTTTCCATATTTAGCTACAATTTTTTTCCACTTATCGTTTCTGTACTTTAATTGGTGCGCACGCTTACCTTGTCCTTTACCTATGTAAAAAATACGACCTTCAGGAGTAGCGTGGCTATATGTATAAAACACAAAAAAGTCCTTTTAAATTAAAGGCTTACGAAGTGGCGGTGGTGCTGTAACTTACGGAAACTGTATCGCCAGCTGTAGTTGCTTTAGCTGTACTAAAATTACCTTCGGAATAAAGCGTACCAGCCGTTGAGCTTTGTGTACTAACAGCGCCTGTGCCTGTTACTAAGAAGCATCCGTAAACTGTTCCGCCAGCGCCCGTGATTGTATAAGTAATCGCAGTTGCCGCAGAGGTTGTGACGTTACTTGGAGTTGAACCTGTAGAGGTAGACGCAGCAAACACCGCTGTTCCACGAACTGCTGAACTACTAACCGTGTAGTTAGTAAACTCTTTACCACCGCCAACCAAAGTTGTCATGGTATCTGTAGCAGCCGGAGTTAAAGTAGCGTTTGTTAAACCTAAGAATGGTCCAACTGTAGTGTATGTACCAGACGTTCTAAGTAGTGTATCGAGCATTAGCTGCTTACCTACAGCTACGACTAGGTTAGGAAACTCTTCTTCCCACTTTAGATTACCAGCAGCATCACGGCACTCTACTTTATAAAAACCATCTACGCCCATTCCTTCAGGAATAGTTACGTTTGCTTGTAATGAGGCTACAGCGTTATCACCGCAGCTTGCTTTTTCGTTTGTCATAATTACTCCTAAGAAATTGTTATTACTGCGGTTGTTGAGCTAGGTGTTGGGAAAGTAATTGTAAACGTGCCCGTTGTTGTTTTATCTGACCCAAAATTCAAGACTGCTACTGTTGCACTCGTTGTACTATTGTAAATCAACGCACCCCTACAAGTAAAGGATGCTCCCGTCCAAGTTACTGGGTTAAACGATATGTAAGCTACATTGTTTGTAGTATCCCCAGTAGGTATGTTTGATATGACTAACGGCTTACCGCCAGCTGTGTATCCTGTACCTGTAATCTCGCCAACAGTCGTGTAAACCGCAGTAGCATTATTTAAATCAGCGTTTGCAGTATACAAAGCAATTTTGTAAGTATAAGAAGTTCCAGTATTAAAATTAACCAATCCGCTAAGAGCATCAGTCTTAAACCTCGTAGTTTGTCCTTGGACTATGGTCATGCTACAACATTCCCTTTAAGGTTTGTATTCAGTTTAGTCTGACCATCACGGTATGCATCACCACGCTCAAGTCCGTTACCCAATCTAGTTAAGAGAGCTAATGCCTCACCATAACGGTCTTTGTAAAAATTAATAGTTTCTGCATCTGACTTCATATATGCCGCCGCCTCTAGCAAAGAGCCATATAGAAGAACAGTATCAAAGTTATCACCAAGCCAAGTAGTGCCAGCGGTAACAATAGATTGTGGGTAGTAAAAGTAGTGTAGCTCTACTGTGTAGTTGTTATTTGGAGTTGGTCCTAAGATAAAACTTAACTCATTTGGATAAGAATACTGTGGTCCAAATAGCGCATAGTACTCAGGCACTCCCGTATCCGCAGGCGTGGGATATGCCTCACGAATAAAGTTAACATCTTTGTTAAGTAAGTAGGTGTAGCTTTCTGTAGCAGTACCGGGATTTTGAACAATAGCCATAGAATAAGTAGCCAAGTAATCAGTAGGAGCTGACAGATACTTATTACTAACAGTTAATACCCCAGTTACGTTCTTTCTTAATGATGGTAACTGAACCGTATTATAAATACGCTGTTCCGCCTGCTGTACAAACACAGGAATATTTTCTACGAAACCACCTGTTCCAGTATCGTAGTTTTCAGCGTATGCCTCTATAGCGGCTTTTAATTCAGTGTAATTCATTAGCCCATTGGCCCTCTGCACATTAAGCCTTTAGTAGCAGCTCCTGTACCACGCATTTTAATAGCCCCGTTAGAATTTTCTGGAGGAGTATTGCCTTTACTAATACCACCTGTAGAAATATTCATCTTAGTCATACACTCAGCCCCAGTGCTGTACTTGCTGTCGGCTTGAATAGAACTTTTTTTACCCGACATAGTGTGTGGCTCAGCATAAACTTTGGCGTCGCCAACTTCTTTGCCCATTACTTTATTAGAGAACTTAGCCATTATCTGCCCCTTTGTGCGGCTACTTTAGCCATATTCCGCCCCATAGACTTCATGTTGGAATTAGTCTTCCCAACAGTATGTTTCATAGGTCCGTTTTCAATTTTAACATTTGGCCCAGAGTCACCAAGGTTTGTACCTTTAGTTTTTCCAGATTTAGTTATTCCATCGGCTGCTTTTCTGAATCCCATTTTACACTCCTAAGTTGTAGAGATTGTTACACTATTTACAGTCCCAGTTGCAACTAATGCATTGGGGGTTAAAACTCTATCAAAACCACTAGAACCACCAACAGGTGCCCAGCCCCACTCAAATACTCTACTACCGCCTTCTTGGTATCCGTTTTCATCTATAGTATTATTAGTACCATTTTGAATTTGTAAACCACTTACACCAGAAGCTAAGTAACTTGTATCAGGTCTTGGCTCTCTTACCGCTTGCGGATCATCTACTGGGTACATACCCAAAGATAACTGCGGTTGATCCGGCTCCCAACACTCATTACATACTTTAATATTCTTCATTTGCTGCTTAATAACCAGCTTTCTAAGTTCTTTTAACTTAAACCGCTGACCACATCTATCGCATTCGGCAATTGCAAACTTGCCACTACTAAACTTATTAGGCATAGAATAAAGTCCTTGGCACAAATCTAGAAGCTGCTTTATCCCTATCTTCTGTAGATGCCAGTAACCATTGTTCTTCGTACTCTTGCTTTAAAAATCCTATTCTTGGCTGTCCTTCTGGTAGTTTCTGCGCCATATAAAACGCTAGTCCCGCTACCATACAAGGTAATAATCTAAACGGAATATCCTGTTCTGTAGTACCGTTACCAGCGTCTTGAATCCTACGCATACGCCAGTAAATAAAAGTATAAGGTGCACCACCAGCGTCAGGGGTAGGCCAAACATTAATACAAGGAAGATTCTGAATTGTTACAGATGCGCCATCAGCATGAGTAGTTGCGGTAGTGCCGTTCTGCCCACGGGCGCAGTTAGTTAGGGTATTCCCTACTATACCTGGATAGCTAATAACCTCTGTACCTATTAATACAAATCCAGCACTTGGTAGGTTAGCGCTTAATGCCACATTAATTGAAGTAGCTGTTGCACTTAACGTCCCACCGTTATTAAGCAAAACAGTAGTGGCTACAGCGTTAGTCATTGCTGTTTGGCGGTTAATCCATACCTGTATTGGCCTACCTGTAGTTAGTTTATTAGGGATAGTAGAGTAAGTAGACTCGGATATACGGCTAATGTTTATGTCAACTTGATTGCTTGCAGACCCGTTGTTCTGCCTAATAACCATGTCTAGCAAATCTATCGTATTGTTTGGTATAGCGTATAACGCTTGTCCTGTAACAAGGTTTATCTGTCCTTGCTCAATAGTCCACAAGTTAATACCACGGTTAGCCCATTCAATACTTAATAAGTTTAACGATCTACGGGCAGTGCGCAAGTCATAACCGCTACGCAACTGGGCCCCACAACGCTCAAAAGCCTCTTCAACGAGGTTATTGAGGTCTAAATTAAATGTTGTGAGTCCTGAAGTTGTCATTACTTCCTCTTTTTAGCCGTCTTTGCTGAATTGATGAAATCCATTGCGGAGGGGGCGCCTTTGGCTCCAACCTTCCGCATCTTCTCACCAGACCCTTTAGCAATTCTTTTACGCTTTGCATTGATATTATCATACAACCCCACTTTACCACCCTCGGCAAATTGAGTAAAGTCCGTATTATCTCTACGAGCTTTCTTTTTACCGCCGGGCATTTTAGATGGGCTTATTGCGCCCATTCCACGAGATGGTCTCATTTTTTGTACATGCCTCCACCACACATTACAACTGTTCCTTTGGTCTTACCACGAACCGCACACCCATCTGCACGCTTAGACGCTGAAGATACCTTACCGCCTTTTTTCATGTTAAATGGAGACAAGGATCCAGTTTTCACTGGGTTAGCCCCACTTCCACCAGAAGCACCAGCTCTTGAGACGCCAGAGTATTTACCCACACCTGTACTAGTTGTGGCTTTATCTGTCTTCCCAACATCAAGCCCTTTGGCTCTTTCGTTAAACTCTTTTAAGTCAATCTTTTTCTCGTGAAAGTCTTTAAAAAGTTTTCTAGCCGCTTCTGCTTGATGCTTTTTATTGGTTGTTTCAGCATCATCAATATCAAGAGAGAACTGTGTTTGCTCAGGCATGATTAGGCTCTTGTCTTCCCACGAATAGCGCAACCATCAGCACGTTTGGAAGCAGAAGATACTTTACCACCTTTTTTAAAGGCGCCTTCACCCTCAAGACCTTTTTTCATTCTTGCTTCTTTTTCGTACTTGTCAGCGCCGTATGGTTTTCCTAACCCACTAAGAAAACTACGTAACCCTTTAAACCCTAATGCTCCAGGGGATGGGTCTGGTTTTGCCATTTCTGCTTTTGTTTCTTTAGGTGCAGGAACTCTAGACTTTGCTATAGTTTCTGTAAATGTTTTACCATCAACTCTAGGCTCACTCAGTGGCGTAGCTTTTGGCCTAATCGGTTTTGGTTTAGGTTTAGGCGCAGCTGTAGACGTAGAAACGGTAGTTTCTTTAGTCATTACTTCACTAGGTAGTTTACCCTCTTTAACAGTACGATTGTCAAAAATAACTTCTGACTCTTCGTCGCCATTAAACTTTTTCATCTTACGGTTCATATTGTTTTACCTTTCATCTTAGGCATACTAGCTTTAGTTAAACCTTTTTTAGCTACGCCATTAGCGGCTTTGCGAAATGTTCCACCTTTAGCTAACTTAAGGGAAGTACCTTTACCGCCTTTATGTTCTTGAGCATCGTGCTGCTTAAAGGCTTTTTTGATCATAGCTTTGTCCTGAGACTTATCCATTTTCATATCTTCTTTAGCGTCGCTCTTAGCCATGCCACCTTTTTTCATAGGCATTGCAGGAGTTCCGGGCATCGGTCTGCCAGGTTGTGTCATTTGATTATCCGCAGCCATGCGTCCACCTACAGGCATTTGCGGTCTTTTTCTAGCCATCAATGCAGCCATCATTTTAGGATCCATTTTAGAAGCCATCGTATCACCACCTTTTTTAAAAGTTTTGCCTTTGTCGGCGTTTGAAAAATCCTGCCCCACGGACTGTGGAACACCTACCTTCTTAGCAAAAGCTTTATTATGTGCTATTGCGTTCATAAAATTGTGCTGCTTTTTAGAGCTACTTGGCATCTTTATCTGCTAATAAGCTGGTCAATTTTTGCTTCAAGCTTGTTAAAGCGTTGGTCAATGTGGTCAGTAATTCTTTGGACTTCTGAATTAGTTGCATAGTCACGTGCTATCTCCACTCTCGTAGTGTTAAGTTTATCGTCTAAGTCTTTAATTTTGTCAAACTTCTCATGCACAACATATCCAATAACCGCCATAAAAACGGTTAAACCACCAGTCCATAATTCCAACATGTTATTTAGCATTTCCATCTCTTTAGACTTGCAGCCTTCCTAGTAGGTTTGCCGTTCTCGTCTTTCATTGGTCCGGGCATCCCTGACATCCTAGCGCAGAATGACCGCTTTCTTGCGCCACCTTGTGGTTGCGGAGCCTTTAGATTAGACCCCGTAGCCGCATTATACTTAGCTCTGCCTTTGGCAGTAAGACCCGCCCCTTGAGATACAGGTAGCTTCTCACCCCTACCAATAGCCAGAGACGGACCTTTTTTCTTAGCCATAAAATATAGTAATACCTGTTACAGAACCAGCACTTAAAGTTAAATACAGCCCAGCCGTTGCTACAATACCTTCACCGGGAATTAAAATACAAGTGGTATTTGGTGTGCCAAGACTTGCTATGTCCATTGTATAAATAATTGGACCTGTAGCGCTGGTTGTGCGTATTTCAAAAGTTGCAGCTGTACTAGCTTTAGGGGCAACAATAATCCCTTTTAGCCTTGTTCGGTTACTTGCATAAAAAGTACCCGCAGCACTAAGATGTGCTGACAGAACATCGGTTTGCATACCCATAATTAATCTCCTAAAGTTAAAGGGGGCGAACCCCCAGATTAATTAAGCTGAAGTTGGAACGTATGTACCGTCTGATTGCTTAACTATATATCTCATAGTCAATATACCAGCACCTGAAGTAGCTGTTACGTTAGCTTGAGTAAATGTAATAATTGCATCGCCTGTACCTACATTAGAACAAAGCACTGCGCCAGCTGCGTTGTTATTACCAAGCAACAAGTTAACAATACCTGTGTTAGTAAATACACTACCGTTAGCTGCGGTGTTAATTGCCACAGCGTTTACAAACAAAGCATATGTAGGCGTAGTAGTTGCATAAGCAACAGTCGTATTAAACGAAGCATCTACGATTTGTGAGCCAGCTGGTAGTGTAAATGCGTATGTTCCAGCAGTAATGTCTGTGTAAGCAATGGCAACAGATTGAGCAACTAAAGTAGCGCCCATGTTACGGATTGTTCCAGCTGTTGAGCCGGTAGTATTTTTAACGGTTCCTAATAGCCAAGGACCTAAATGCGAAGCTAAACCCATGAGAGTTCTCCTATATACAAGTTAAGC